TTAAAGTACGATAATTTGGATTCTTTTGGAAAGAGCGGTTCTATTTTTTTTAGAACCTATTAAGTTAATTTTAAACTCTCCAGAATCGCCATTCCACTCAACACTTTCTAAAGCACTTTTTAAAAGATTTCTTTTTTCTATAGGATCTGTAATATCATCTATTTTTTTATTGAAGTTTTCTAATATCTTTATATATATTTCTGTGTCTAAGGTAGCTTGAGTTACTTCATTAATTTTTAAAGTTTCATTAGAAAGTTGTAACTTAATATCATTAATTTCCTTGTTAATGTTAGTTATTTCATTTAAAATTATATTAGAGATATTTTCATCATCAACAAGGGAAAGTTTTTTCACAAGGTTGGAAACAGCTTTCTCTTTTTCTTTTAGTTTACTTTCTAATATTTCAATATTATCTGTATCAGCTTTTTTATTTTGAACTAAAGCTTTCTTAAGATTTTTTATAAGTAATTCTTTATTATACAATTTAAGTTGAGTTATAACAGCAGAATCTGCTTCATCCGTTCTAACATTTTTATTATCACATTTATGGCCATAAGAATTATCTTTTTTACCACATACATAATAACTATATGTAGTTCCAGGATTTTTTTTGCTTTTGTGTCCAGTTTTTATAAGAAGATTGCTACCGCATTTTGCGCATTTTATAATTCCAGAAAGTAAACCTGTAGATGTAGTACCTTGTCTTCCAGAACTTTTAATTTGTTTTTCAGATTGTTGTTGTAATTGTTGTTGGATTTGTAACCATTTATTATCATCAATAATGCCTTTGTGCTTTCCAACTGCAGCGATCCATTCTGATTTATCTCTTTCTATTCTTATTTCTTTAGTTTTATTAAAAGTTAACATTCCATTACCGTTGGGAGTCCCAAAGACATTTATATTTTGTGATTCTAAATACTTAAATATATTATCGGAACTTTTTACATAGATAGGAGAAGTAAGCAATTGTTTAAGTGTATTTGTAGAGAAATCACCACCATTTTTACCTCTTATACTGTTTTCTAAACAATATTTTCTTACTTGGCTCATACTACCCATTTCTAAATATTTATCATATATAAGTTTAACAATTTTTATTTCCTCTTTATTTGGGGTTAGTTTCATCATTTGACGTTCTTTACCCATATCATCAATATAAATTTCTCTTTTAGAATCAAATCCTAAAGGACATTGACCACCAAGCCATCTTCCTTTTTTAGCTATTTGTATCATTCCAGATTTAACTCTTTCGGCAAGTCTTTCTCTTTCCATTTGTGCCATTGCTGCAAGAATAGAAATCATAAATCTACCAGCAGATGTTGTAGTATCGTATGGTTCAGTAGCGCTAAGATATACAATACCTAGATTATCTAATTCATATAGAAAGTTATGTAGATCTCTTGCAGTTCTCCCTATACGATCTAGTTTATAAGTTATTACATAATCTATTTTTTTACTTTTAATTAGATTTACCATATTAGTAAAGTCAGGCCTATCTGTAGTTTTACCACTCCAACCTTCATCTTTAAATATTTTAATTTCATAATCTTCATTAGCAAATTTATAATCTATAAATCTTTTACAAGTATCCACTTGAGCCCCTATAGAATCTCCTTTACCTGTAAAAAGAGATTTACGAGCATATATTGCTATTGCTTTCATAAGTAATCACCTCATATACAATTTTATATTTATTAACTTAAAAGGTAAATATGCAAAATAAGGTATAAAATAAAAGCCCATAAAATATGGACCTTTATGCAGATTCTACTTTTTCAGATTGTTCTAGTTTTAAAGTTTGTCTATATTCTTCTGCTTGGGCCAATTTAGTAAATTGTACTATTTTATTATGTTTTATTTTAACTATTTGCTCTATCTCTGATAATGATACTTTGAAGAATTCTTTTCTTGAATTAATTTTATTTACTCTTTTAGCTTCAAATTCTTTATGTAATTCATTTTCTAAAGCAGGAGCATCATCACTAAAAATCATTGCATGTACATCAAAAGCAAATGGAACAGAAGCACTACTTAATTCTGATATTCTATCCATAGGTTCTAATCTTCTAGTCATTCCTATCTTATATACACTTTCACCAAAAGAGCCTATATTGGATATTATATAAACATATCCAGCACGAGTATTTTGCTCTCTGTTTAAAACATTTTCTTTATCTTTTTCTAATAGTGCTAGTTTATCTTCTAATTCTTTTATTTTTTCTTCTAATTTTTCTTTTTTATCAGGAGTACAGTTTTCTAACTGAGATTTAAATTTAGCTAATGCTTGAGAAAAATGCTTTTCTTCTTTAGCTATTTTTTCTTTCATAGCTTCTATTTCTTTTATTACTTTAGCTTCTTCTCGCATACGTTCTTTAAGAGCTCTTTGTTCTTCCTTTTCTTCTTGTTTTTTTCTTTCATATTCATATGCTAAGTATAGTTCTTCAAATTTCAATTTAAGATATGTATAGGAAATGGTAACTTTAGTAACTCTACCCAATTTATTCATAGTATTAAATGCAGAATTTAATCTTTTTTCACATGTTTGTATATTGTTGAATTTTACTTTTAAAATAGCATTATCACATTCTAAGTTAAAAGATCTTAAACTTAATTTTATCATATCGTTGGTCATCTTTTTTCCTTCAGCTTTACTATCATTAACAGTCCATTCTATAAAAGATACAGCAGTTTTATTTTTTACCATTTGTTTTTGTTCCGCTCTTATTTTATCTAGTTTATTCTTATATAGTTCAGAATTTTCAAGATTATATTTTGGATTATAAAATCCAAATGATTGCATAAGCTTTTCTTCTTCTAGAACTATTATGTCATTATTTAAGCTAGTTATATCATCATTTAATTTTGAAATAGCTTCAGATTTTTCTTGTATTTCAACCTCACGCTTGAATTTTTCTGAATTAAAGTCATTTAAAGTTTTTTCTTTTTCTTCTAATAGTTTGCATATCTCTAATTTGAGATCTTTATATTTTAATTGATCTAAATCATATTTAATATTTTTTAAATTTTGATTTTCATTTTCAAGTTCGTTAATTTTATTTTTATAATCTTCAATTTCCTTTTTTAATTCTTTAGTTTTAAAAATATCTAAAAAACCCATTTTAAAAATCCTTTCTTTTATAAGTTATTATTTTAATGGACAGGTGCTCAAAGGCTCTCTTAATGGTCAAGTATTATATAATTAGATTTATTTCAACATTATGCATAAATAGAAAATATTTCTGAAGTAATTAAAAAAATAATCAAACCTTAAATTTAAGTTTGAGAAGTTCTAATGGAATACTTTCTGCAACAGCAATTTGGTCTAGTGTATATCCCAGATATTGATTTAAAGTTTTATCTTGGAGTAAGAGTTCAATAGCGAACATATTAGCTTCTTTTTCATATCTATTTTTAACACAGAAAGTGTTTTCTTCTAAAAAGACTATATTAAGTTTGCTATGTAAAATAGCATGTCCTAATTCATGTGATGCAACAATAAGTTGATTATGCTCATCTAATTTACTATTGATGTAAATTATCCTATTTCTTTTAAAGTATTGGTAAAAGCCATTAATATTATCATCTAATGGCTCTTTTATAACTATAATTCCCAATTCATCAGCTATTTCAAAAGCATTATGTGTATTATATTTTTTTATAAGTTTATTAACCTGATTTTTTATAATTTTATTCAATGCATATACCTCCCATGATTTGACCATTAGTCCTATTATTCAGGAGTTATTTATTTTTCTTATATTTATTAGGAGTATATTTTTTATTTCTTTGTTTGGCTATTTCCATGCCAACTTTCATAGCATCTAATATACTTTGTATGGCTTCTGGTGTGGCAAGTTCACCATTTAGCATTAGACCTTCTGCATTTCCTAATTTTTCTTTTGTTTCATCTAGTATTTTTTCTATTTCTTTTTCATCTTTTTTTGTTAGCTTACCATTATCTGAAGCATAATTCAGATATCCAGCCATTTTCATAAGATATTCATAAGGTGTATTATATGCATTACTGATTAACTGTAAGGTTTCAGGAGTAGGCTTAATAGGAGCGTTATTTCTAGGATCAATTCCTTTTTCTAAAGTACTTAAGTAAGAATGACTTATACCTATTAATTTAGAAGCATTTCTTAAGCTTAATTTTAATTCTTTTCTTTTATTTATTAAAAAAGCCTGTAAATCATTCATTTTAACACCTCCTTAATACTATTGTAATGCAAACATTACAAAATTAAAATGAAATTTTAAAAATATATGTATAACTTGCTTGACAATATGTAATACTAGTATTACAATAATAAATGTAAGGAGGTGGACTTCATGAAGAACAAACTAAAAAAATTACGACTTCAATTCGGGTTAACACAAGGAGAATTAGCACAAAAACTCAAAGTAGCAAGGCCTACTATTTCTAATATAGAAAGAGAAATATATACTCCTAGTGGTTCGTTGATGATACGTATAGCTAATTTTTTTGGAAAACCAGCAGAACAAATTTTTTTTGAAGATAGTGTAATGCAAGAAGAACAAAAGATTATTTAACTATAGTTTATGTAGTTCTTAAAAAATTACTTTAGTAAAAGGGAGGATGTAGGGTGAGTAACTTACAGATTTTTGACTAAATAAAAAGACACTATTTAAGTGTCTTAATGAATTTAGTTAATTGCTCTAGTTGTTCTGGTGTTAAATTCTTAGCATGGTCTAATAATTCTTTAAGCTCTGGTGTTAGTGGTTGTGATGAGCTTTCGGTGTTAAAAAAATCTGAAAGAGATAAATTTAAAGAACCACATATTTCAATTAATTTTGGTATTGAAGGTATATTTTTAGAGTGTTCAATATCACTAATATATCCAGCAGAACAACCTGTTAATTCTGCAAACTCTTTCATTGTTAGATTAGATTGTTTTCTTAGTTGATAAATTCTATTACCAATAAAATTTATATTAATCATAATTACACCTCAATATTATTCGCCGAAAACGAAAATAGTTTAATTTAATAATAATTGAAATTTTAAGAAAATGCAAGATATAACAAGGAAAACAGATATAATATGAAATATATTCGTTAAAGTCGAATGTATGCAACTTATAAAATTCGGTTATAACGATTATAATATAACTGTAAGGAGGTTACAAAATTATGAAAAAGATAAAGCAACTTAGACTTATAAAGGGATTAACCTTACAAAAATTATCTAACAAAAGTGGAGTTGCAGTAGGATATATTGCTGATTTAGAAAATGGTAAAGCATTAAATCCTACACTTAAAACATTAAATAAAATAGCAAATGCACTAGGAGTAAAAACAACTGACTTATTAGATACTGCATAGTTAGTTTATGTAGTTTTCAAGATTTTAGATTAGTAAAAAGGAGGATGGAAAATGGGAAACGATTTACAAGTTTTCAGATTCAAAAGTCAAACAATAGATATTCTTCTTAAAGAAGATGTGAATTTTGAGTTTGATGGAGATTTTCTTATTCATGGTAAACAAACTGCTCAAAATTTAGGATATGTAAATGATAGGGATGCAATAAACTCTCATACAGATGTAGATGAAAGAATAATAGTTAAAAATTCAGATGTCGTGAAACGCGACTTCCGAAAATTAAATAATGCAGGAGAAACATTTTTAACAGAAAGCGGATTTTACTCACTAGCATTTAATAGTAAATTACAATCAGCTAAGGAATTTACTAAATGGGTTAAAAAAGAAGTATTACCTTCTATAAGAAGACATGGAGCATATATGACAGAAAATGTTTTAGATGAAGTTATAAATAGCCCTGATTTTGGAATTAAGCTACTTACAGAACTTAAGAAAGAAAAAGAAGAAAAGAAGAAATTAGAACTAAAAAATAAGCAGAAAGATCAGTTAATAGGAGAGTTAAAACCAAAGGCAGATTATACAGATAGAATACTTAAAAACAAAGGATTAGTTACAACAACCCAAATAGCTAAGGATTATGGCATGAGTGCTCAAGAAATGAATAAGTTACTTCATGATTTAAAGATTCAATATAAGCAAAGTGGCCAATGGCTTTTATATAGTAAGTATCACAGTAAAGGATATACACATTCTGAAACAATAGACATTGTTAGAAGTGATGGGACACCAGATATAACTATGAATACTAAATGGACACAAAAAGGTAGATTGTTTCTTTATAACTTACTTAAAAGTAAAAATGTATTACCAATAATAGAACAAACAGCTCAAAATGAAGTAGCAGTGGGGAGGGAAACATAGATGGATAAAAAAGAAGAAAATAGACTTAATATTTATCCAACAATGCTGGAGTTTGAAAAAGATATAAAAGATGGCATTACTGAATCAACTGTAGTTAAAGAATTAGTCGATTCTAGAAACGCCATACATTTAAAAATAGATATCAACAGAAATGATTATCCATTAGAAGATATTCAGCATACACTTAAAGAACTTTTTCAAAAAGTCCTTCAATACTTTTATGAATAGATTCTAATGCATCAAATTCAGTTTTAATACAAGGTTTATCTATAATAACACTTTTTCTATGTGATAAATCAATTTCATAGTTATCAGTAAAAACTTTACCAAGTGTTTCATATGTAACAATTACACTAAAATTTTTATCTGGATAATTTCTAAAATCAAATAAGGATTTAACTGATTGACCGGGTGCTAAATAAATATTTTTGCACTCAGTAATTGGAGAAATTCCAATATTGGCTGAAGTTTTAGACCAATCTAATGGAGGATTTAATTTTATTGAAATTAATTTGCCAGAAGATTTACCAAAGTTTTTAATTATAAGAGAATAAAATAGGTCATTTTTAAATTTATCAATATAAAAAGTTATATAAGCTCTACTTTCTTCAAATCTAGCTATTTTTAGTTCTCTTAAGTTTTTATAAGTAAATATAACAACAATTATTGAAGTAAGTGAGGTTATGAAATCAAAGATAATAGACAAAAATTCCTTATTGTTGATAATAAAATTTAACATAAATATCACCACCTTTCAAGTGGTATTATTCAACAAAAATGTAAAAATTCCTTTAGGAGGTAACAGTATGGAAGATATAAAGGTATCTGTTACGCAAGAGAAAAGAGAGGAAACGATAGATAAGATATTAGATCTTGTAGAAAAAGAATTTAAAGGAATAGATGTTACAGCAGTATTTACTAAAAAGCTGTTAGAAGACACTGTAAGAACTTTAGAAAACAGATGTATGGAAACATCACTTAGATTTATAAATAAAGGGGTAAATAAGGGGCACTAAACCAATAGGAGGAAAATGAAATGTTAGAAAATATGAATGAGTTTAGATGTCCAAAATGCCAAAAATTATTATTTAAATATAAATTAAAAGGTGAATTAAACATAGAAATTAAGTGCACAAGATGTAGAACATTCACTAATACAACAATAAATAAAAATAATTTTAACAAATAGGCACAACTATTCATAAGATGATTAATAGCCAAGTAAAGAGAGGAGGAGAGCTATGGCCAAAATTAAAAAGATTATAGTTAACTATCCAGAAGATCCAAAAGTAATGGAAGAAATACAAGATGAAGCTATGAAAATATTAGCCAGAGCCTTAGTTAAAAAACATCCTCCAGAGGTAATTGAAGAAATTATAAAAAAATTAGAAGAGAGGTAACAAAATTCATGGCAAAAGGTGCAGAAATTAAAAAAGTAACTATTAAAATTCCAGAAGATACAACAATAGAAGAAGTAGAAAGAAAAGCTTGTGCTGCTTATGCCAAGATTCTGTCTGAAATGTATCCTCCGAATGTAATAAAAAAAATTATAGAAGAGTTAGAAAAAGAACTATAGATAAGCAAGGCTGAAAAGCCTTTTTAAAAAATTTTACTACAGCAAAAATGCATATACTTACCCATTAATATGTATATGCTAGAACATTGAAATTAGTACCAAAATCCTTGTAACTAAATGAACTAATTAGAGCGGGAGTAGGCGAAGATAAGAGCCACACCACAATAAAATGTATGGCCACTGCGATAACAGTTAGTTGATTTAGTTACAAGGAGGTGAAGAGGTACAAAAATAAAGGAGGAAATTTAAATGTTAGTTAAGTTTAAAAACATTGGCCATAGTAAGAAAAACTTTGAAAAAGAAATAGAAGAAATAAATTATGAAGAAATGCTTAGTTGTGTTACTCCTTATTGTTGTAGTTCAGCGAGCAGTATATGGTTTTCATTTGCTAATAAAGAAAAGACAAAAGGTAATGTAAATGCAAATTTTCATACTGTAGGGTATTTTGAAATAGTTTGTTAAAAGATTGAAGGAGGAAGTTTTAAAATGAGTAAAATTAAAAAGTTAAATATTAAGAACTTTTTAGGTCTTCAAGAATTAGGTCTAGATTGTAGCAAAATTAATCTTATCAAAGGACCTAAAGGAAGTGGGAAAAGTAGCATAATTGAATCTATAGAAAAAGGGTTTACAAATAAGAATAGACGTACTGAAGTAGTTAAACATGGTGAAGAGGAAGCAACTATTTATATAGAACTTGATGATGGGTTAAGTATTGATAGAAGACTTAGAACTGAAAAAGCTGATTATTTAAAAGTTAGGAAAGAAGAGAGTGTAGTACCATCTACAGAAAAGTTTCTAAGAAGTCTTATAAATGGTGATATATTCAGACCTTTAGATTGGGTAAATATGAACATTAAAGAGCAGACAAAATCTATTTTAAGTATGTTGGAGATAGGCTGGAACAAAGAAAATATTGTTAATTGGTTTGACGAACTTCCTAGCAATATAGACTATGACCAACACATTCTCCAAATACTCAAAGCTATAGAATTAAAATACTACAAAGATAGGGAAGAAGTCAATAGAGATATTAGAGAACTTAAAACTCAGATTAAGGTTATTTTAGATGAATTACCTGCAGAATATGATGGAGAAGTTTGGAGAGAAAAAAAGGTTCAAGACTATTACAACAAAGTAGCAGAGGTTCAAAAGATTAATCATTGGATAGAGGAAGTTAAGGCTCTTCAAGCAAACTTTGAGGATAAAGTTAATGCAATAAAATCTAATGCAGAAAGTGAAAAATCTAGAATACAACTTAAATTTAAGGACCAAAGACAGGATATTAAAGATATTATAGAACTTTCTAAATCCAAGATAGATAAATCTAAGAATTTTATAAATAATTCAGATCGTGAATTAGAATTAAAAATAAAAGAACTAACTAATGAAAATGTAGCTCAAGAAAATAAAGTAGCTGAAAATTATAACAATGAGTTAAAAAAACTTGAAGAAGAATATGAAAAGAGAAAAGAAGAATTAGTTAATTTATATAGTTCAAATGTTAAAGCATTAGAAAATAGTTTAAATGAATCAATAGAAATAACTAAAAAAAATAGGGCTTCACAAGTAGATGAACAAAAAGAATTAATTTCTATAAATGAAAATAAAATAGCAGCTAAAAAACAAGAATTATTAGGTTTAGATAGTTTAGAGCAACAAGAAGTTATAGCAATAGATGAAAAGATTAATTCAGAAATAGAAAAAGAAGAAATTAGAGTTGGTAAAGCTGCAGATTACTTGAAGAATAATGAGGTTAAAGATATTGAACCTTTACAGGCTAAAGCAGATGAAGTTGCTGAAATGCAAAGTTATTTAAGAGAATGGGATAGGATGGTAGACATTAGAGATAACAAGTTAGCAGCTAAGGAAAGATATAGTAATGATTTAACTGCAAGGATAGATAAAGCTAGAGAACTTCCAGGGGAACTTTTAAAAACTGCAAAGATGCCTATAGAAGGAATAAGTGTAGATGCAGAAGGTTTTATAAGAATTAATAATACTTTAATTGATGGATTGAGTGATGGTGAGAAACTAGAACTTGCTATGAGAATTGCAAAAGCACAGGCAGGAGAACTTAAAGTAATTTGTTTAGATAAATTTGAAAGTTTAAATCCTAAGGCACAGAAAAAACTACTTGAAGAAATGTCTAGTGATGAATATCAATACTTTGTCACTAGCACTATGGCAGATGAATTTGAGATAGAAAAGATAGGGTAGGGGAGAAATAAATGGTTGAGTTTATAGAAGATAAGAATTTATTTCATAATGTCAAAGTTATATTTGATGCTAGGGAAGATAATGAAGAAAGAACTAAATGGTTAAGTCAAAGATGTAATTCGATAGGTGGTTCAGAAATAGCTAAAATAGCAGGATTCAGTAAATATGGTTCAGCTCTTACAGTATTTAATGAAAAGTTAGGTTTAAGTGAAAGATTCAAAGGTAATATTCACACCAAGTTTGGTAACAGAATGGAACCTTTAATAAGAGAATGGGTTCAAGAAGATTTTGAAAAAGAAACTGAAATTAAGTTAAAAACATATGAGTATCCTTACATGATGATCCATAAAGAATATGAATACTTTAGTGCAAATATAGATGGTTTAGCTAAATTAGAAGCAGACTACACATATTGGGAAAATAGAGATACAGCTGAAATTAAACAAATATCTGCAGGTGAATTAATAGGTATTGAAATAAAAACAGCAAGTGAGTTCTTAAAGAAGATGTGGCAGGGAGAAGAAATTCCAGACGAATATTATTGCCAATGTCAATGGTATATGGGGATTACAGGCATTAAGTACTTCTTAATAATTTATTTATTAGGGAAAGAGGTTAAATGGATAGTGATTCCTAGATGTGATGAGGATATAAAAGCTTTGTTTGAAATAGGAGAGAACTTTTGGAATAACAATATTCTTAAAAAAGCACCACCGATACCTGTAGGCCTTCAATGTGAAACAAAAGACATACTATATCAACAAGCATTGGATAATGATTTAGAGGCTAACATAAGCGAAAATAAACTAACTAAATACAAAGAAGTAGTTGCACAGATTAAAAACTTAGAAAAAGAAAAAGAACAATTGAAACAACTTATATATTTAGATCTAGGAGATAGTAAAAAGGGTTCAGATGGACTTTATAAAGTAAGCAGATATGAGGTGAAGAGAGATAAATTAGATACTAAAACATTTAAAGAAAAGTATCCAGTTACTTATGCAGCAGTATTAAATGGTCAAACAGAGTATGTAAATATGAGAATTACTAAATGCAAATAAGGAGGAATAATAATGGCTAATGTAAACGGAGGTTTAGTTGTTAGTAAACAAACAACACAAGATATTCAATTAACACCACAGAAAAAAATGAAAAGTGCATTAGAGAAAATGATACCAGAAATAAAAAAGGCAGTAGGTAAAACAATGACACCAGAAAGATTTTCTCGGATAGCGTTAAGTCTATTCAATGGTAACCCACAGTTTTGGGAAGCAGATACTACAAGTTTTTTAAGCGCATTAATGCAAAGTGCTCAATGTGGATTAGAACCTAACACAGTTTTAGGAGAAGCTTACGTAATACCTTATAAAAATAACAAACAAGGCATAACAGAAGTTAATTTCCAAGTGGGATACAAAGGCATCTTAAAGATGGCATTTAATACTGGAGAGTATGAAGCTATATATGCGCATGAAGTTAGAAAAGGTGATGAATTCGAGTATGAATATGGATTACACAAAACTTTGGTGCATAAACCTGCAGATATTCCTAGTGATGAAGTTACTCACTACTATGCTGTATATAAACTTAAAAATGGTGGATTTGACTTTGTAGTATGGTCTAGAGAGAGAGTAGAACACCATGCAAGAGAATTTTCAAAAAATTACACTTATAAAGGGAATGTTAATAAAAATTCAGTTTGGGCTAAAAACTTTGATAGTATGGCCAAGAAAACAGTGTTGTTAGATGTTCTTAAGTATGCACCTAAAAGTGTTGAAATGGCTAAAGCATTAGATCTTGATTATAAAGCAGAGGCTAAAGAAGAAAAATTGAGTAATTTTAACTATGTTGATGTAGATGCAGTAGAAGTTAACAATACAGATGTTGGAGAGGAAATAAAAATAAATGAAGATAGCGAAGATGTAGCTCCATTCTTACAAGATCAATAGGTGTAACTATGGATAAGAGAGATAAAGATGCATTAATATACCGTTTGAATTTGCTCTTGAAATATGCTGAAGAAGAAAATATAGAGAAACTAAAAAATGAGGCAAAAAGTATTGCAGATGAAATAGATAAATATGACTTAGTAGTTCCATTTTAGGAAGGAGGTTATGGTTTGGATAATTCTTTTAAAACTTTAATACAAAGTATAAATGCACAACTGGCTGTACTAAATAAAAATGGATATGCAATATATGATATTGATAATCCAGAATACTTTATAAGTAGTGTAAAATATGACAGCGATAGTGATGAAGTGGTATTTGAAACTATGGAAGATGAAAGGAAATAGGTGCTCTGCAAAGCACCCATTAGAGATTGATTTATTAAAAATAGGATAAGAGCTCTGCAAAGCTCTTGTCCCCATTATAACATTAGTAAAAGTATTTTCTCAATTAGTATATGACAGAATAGAAAAAATATACATGGAGGATGGAAAAAATGAAAAGAATAGAAGTTTTATATCACATAGATTCTCTTACAGAAACAAGCATTGGAGAGGATAAAAAGGCTTTAAAAGTAGCTAAAAAATCTATTTTAAAAGAGTACAGATTTAAGTTTTGGGCTAATGTAATTTTACTCATAGCAACAATAATAATATTTGGAAGTTTTGTAGTAATGTCTTACTTTGTGTATAAGTAATTAACAAAAGAAAGGATTGATACAATGGCAGAGGTTAAGTGGATAAAGATAACAACCAATATGTTTGATGATGAAAAAATAAAGCTAATAGATGCCATGCCAGAAAGAGATACAATTCACTATATTTGGATAAGGCTTTTAGTTCAGGCAGGAAAAACAAATGCGAATGGGTATATTTTTTTAAATGAGAATGTCCCATATACAGAAGAAATGTTAAGTACTATTTTTAACAGACCATTAAATAGTGTAAGACTTGCATTAAAAACACTTATGGATTTTGGAATGATAGAAATTCAAGAGGATAAATTAATAAAAATAACCAACTGGTCAAAGCATCAAAACATAGAAGGTATGGAGAAAGTAAGGGAACAAAATAGGCTTAGGAAACAAAAGCAAAGAGCTAAAGAGAAGAAATTGTTGCAAGCTGCTAAAGATGAAACTTGTGGAGTTAAAATGGATAGTCACAGTATGTCACGTGACAGTCACGCTATAGAAGAAGAAGTAGAAGTAGATATAGAAGAAGATATAGATATAGATATAGATAAAGAAGTAGTAGAAGAAAGTAAAATCACTACTGCTGAGGCTAAAAAGTTTTTAGATGTAATTAATGTTTTTGAAAATAATGTACACCCAATAACACCTATAGAATTGGAGAAATTACAAGATTGGTCACAAGATGTTAGTAATGAAGTTATAATCATGGCCATTGAGGAAGCAGTTGAATACAATGCAAGAACAATGAAGTATATTAATAAGATTCTTAATAACTGGTTTTCTAAAGGATTAAAAACATTAAAAGCAGTTAATGCATATAAAAGAGATTGGGCAGACAAGAAGAAAGGAGTTAAATCTAATGGATCAAGTAAAGGAGATAATCAAAAACCAGAAGATGAAGGAATTGGGTTTACAGTATAAAGACAAAATTGAAGAGATACCTAATTGTGTGATATGTGGAGAACCTACTGGAGCATTAGTTAAAACAGCATTTGGCTATATATTAGGTCCAAGAGCATGTAAATGTAAAAGAGATAAGCTTAAGGCTATGGAAATAGAAGAAAAAAATAAGGAAAAGCAAATAAGGTTACAAAGAGTTTTAAAAAATAGCATGATGAATAGTAAGTTTAAAACATGGACCTTAGAAAATTGGAATCATAAGGTAGCAAATGAAAAATTATATAGGATAGCTGAAGAATATGTAAATAGTTTTGCTAAAAGAAAGAAGAAAAATCAAGGCATATTGCTATATGGTAATCCGGGCAATGGTAAAACTTATTTTTCAGCAAGCATAGCAAATGAGTTATTAAATAAATTGATACCAGTAATTTGTGTAGGATCCATAGCTCTAATAGAAAGAATAAGTCAAAGCCAAAGAAACTGGGGAGATCAAGGCATATTTACAGTTTTAAATACTTTGGAAAATGCAGATTTATTAGTTATAGATGATTTGGGAACTGAACCAGATAATAAATGGACCAGGTCTATGATATATCAAATCATTGAAAAGAGAAATAGTACAGGATTACCAGTTATTATAACAACGAACATAAGTATAGATGAATTGAAAGAAAGATATGATGACAGAACTTATAGTAGATTAGTTGAAATGTGTAGCTTTATAAGGAACACAGGAACAGATATAAGAAAAATTCAAGGTAAGGAAAAAACAGAGAACTTTTTAGAAGAATTATTAAGTTAAAGAATGGGGGATAAAAAAATGTGGATTAGAAGTAAAGGAAAAGACGTTTTAGTACATTGTGAAAATATAGAGGTTGATGGATCAAGTGTGTATGGGTCTCATTACTTTTTAGGAGAATATGAAACCGAACAAAGAGCTTTAGAAGTATTAGACATGATAGAGGATAGGATTATGCAGGGAAATCGATTTGATGAAATACAAAATGGAAAAAGAAAAACAAGAGATTTTGTATTTCAGATGCCAGATAAATAGGAGTATATTTTTATGGTGGCTGAGAAAAAATTAATTCTCACCAAAGATGAAGGCTTGAAATTAATGAGTTTAGAAGAAGTTTATTTTAAGTTTGAAAAATTCTTATATAAGTTGATACAGTCATGGAAACGTAAATTCGAACAAGAAGATTTATTTCAAGTAGCTTTTTTAGGTATGACTAAAGCATTCACAGCTTATAATGCTGATAAAAATATTTTATTCATGACATACTTAGCAGCTGTAGTAAATAATGAATTAAGAATATTTAACAGAAAAGAAGAAAAGCATTTAGATGTAGATAGTTTAGATAAACCTATATTGAATCAAAAACAAGATAATGAAAATTTAAGTTTAATAGATCTAATATCAGATAAAACAAATTATGAAGATAGAAGTATTTTTAATGTAACGTGCAAAGAAATAGCTGCAATAATAGAAAATTTAAATGAAAGAGATAAGAAAATTATTAAAGAGTTCTATTTTAATAATAAAACTCAAAAACAGATAGGGGAAGAAATAGGGTTAAAACAAAGTTATATAAGTAGAATTCTCAAAAAGATACCTAATACCATTAAAAATAAATATGAGGGGGAAAATGAGATGTTCACAAAAGAGCCTAAGATAACTAAGGAACAGCTTATGAAAGAAGCTAAAATGCTTGGAATCGGGAAAGAAGCTATAGTAGCAATAAGTAGAAAATATGGTTTAGCAGAAAGCACCATAAATAGTTATTTAAGAAGATATGGTATTAAAAATAAATTTAATAATATAAAATCTGCTGAAACTAGAAATAGTTCAAATAAAGAAAATAATAAAGGCATAAAAGAAGCTTCAAAACCAAATAAGATATTACAGCCTTTAGTTTTAAGAGGCAAGGTAATGGAATATAGAGTTCAAGAAAATAGTTTTTCTATAAAGAACATTACTGGTACAACTAATTTAGTCTTAAATGCTAACGAAATTGATGATTTTATAAAAGAACTTAAAGCATTAAAAGAGGTAATGTAGTTACTATGATAAATATTGGGAGGATGAGTATGATAACTGTATTAGTTAAAGGAATGGAGAACAAAGAAACACTTAAAGAAGAAAATACAATTTTAAAATTTATTCTAAAGGAATATGTAAAGAAAAGTATGGACTATAAGGATTTGCTAGTAGAGAGCTTGGATTTGCTGGACAAGTATCAGGAAGAAGTATCAAATTTAAAGATAAGAGCTAATCTGTGGGCAGATGAAGTAGTTAGGTTATACAAACAATATGGTGACTTAGATAAAGCTTTAAACTTAACAGGAAGAGAAATAATGTTATATGAATTAAATAAAAATAATGGTGTAGAGGAGGAATAGTTTAATATGGAAGATGCAAGACAAGCCTTATATGAATGCATAGAGAAGTACGGTTTAAATGATATAAGGACCATAAAGAAGAGTAAAGAACTAGAGGAATTAATCTTAAAGAATATAAGAGGTTAAGGGAGATGGAAAAATAGTGGGTGTTAAAGAATTAGTACAAAAGGCATATGAAAATGCTAAAAAACATGGATTTTGGGAAGATATAAATCCTAGATTGTTTAATTGTATTCAACAGATTCCTAAAGGAGATCAAATGGAAGTGTTAAATGCTTTAGGTAATAGATTAATGTTAATAACAGGAGAGGTAGCAGAAGCTCATGAGGCTATTAGAAAAAGAGATTATGAGAATTTTAAAGAAGAGTTAGCAGATATAGTAATAAGAGTTGCAGATTTAGCTGGTGGTTTAGATATAGACTTAGAGAAAGAAATTAAAAATAAGATGGAAAAGAATAAAATTAGACCATATAAGCATGGGAAAGCATTTTAAATAACTAAATACTGTAGGTATAGGGGCATTTTAGGTATTCTTATACCTACAGCGTATTACAATACTAAAACAGTAATACGAGGTGTTTTTATGGAAATAAGCAAAGATGAGTTTGTAAAGAACATATTAAAAGCACAGGCAAAAAGAAGACGTAGGAGAGAAAAAGAATATAAAGCCATGAGGAGAGAAAGCATGAATAGATGCAGAAAAAAGAGCAGTAAAAGGCATATTAGATTGGAGGGATAGAGATGAATAGGAGCAAATACGGAGCTAAGAAAATTGTTATAGATGGAATTACTTTTGATAGTAAGGATGAAGGTAGGTATTATTTATATCTTAAAGAACTAAAGGCTAAAGATAAGATATTAAATTTTGAGAGACAGCCTAAGTATGAACTGCAACCAAGTTTTAAAAAGTACGGAAAAACACACAGAGCAATAACATATGCACCGGATTTTTTAATATATCATTTAGATGGTTCAGAGGAACTTATAGATGTTAAAGGTCCTGAAACTCAACAAGGAAATATGAGAAGAAAAATGTTTGATTATAATTATCCAGATTTAAAACTTACATGGGTAGCGAGAAGTTTAAAGTATAGCCAAACTGGATGGATTGAATATGACAAATTAAAAAAGATTAGAAGGGAGAATAAGAAATGCAAAAAGTAAATGAAAGAGTTGATTTATCAAAGAAAGTTTTAGACATAGATATTGAAAGTCCTGTTTTTTATGCAATGTTGAATGATGTAAATAAAGAGGTCCAAAGATGCATTAAAAAAGTTTATGATGAAGAATTTGAAAGCGGTGAAATATCACTTAAATTAAATATATCAATTCCAGAAGTATTTAAAGTTATTCCTAAAACAAATGAATTTGGTGAATTAATAAATGAAACATATAAATATAGGAAACCAGTATTTGAACATAAGGTAACCTCAACTTTAAAGAAACAGTTTAAACAAGAAGGAATATACCAGGAAGAAAGAGATATCAAATTTGAAGATGGTAAGTTTATTGCAGTTCCTATAAAAGATTAACAAATTAGTATAGAAGATATATAAAATATGTCTGGATACTTAAGAGTGGACAAGTAATTTAAGCTTAAGTATCCAGATGAAAACTTAAAGATACTAAAGGAAGTGTAGCAATTGAACAGAGCAGATAAAAGAAGGCAAGTAAGGGAAATTGATAAGATGATGAAATCTATACAAAGCTTAACACCTACACAAGTAAAAGCAATGAATTATGTAACTAATGAAAAGGTAACAGCAGTTTTAGTGAGTTATCAAAGAGTTGTAAATGCTTCATTGGTTGAGTGTGGACTTAACTATAGTGAAATAGAAAAAATATTCAATATGGCTACGGATTTTATGAAAGAGGAAGATGAAAAGTCTTATAAATTAAATGAAGAATTAAAAAGGAGTGGAAATATACAAATGGCAAAGAACAAAATTGAAAAAGGTGTATTAGACTTAATAAATTTAATGTTAGATGGTGGAAAGAAGAAGAATGAAATTATAGAAGAAATCCTATTTAAATTTCCTAATATGAGTAAAGCGATGATAATAAATGCTTATCAAGAGGCGAAGGAACAGAGAAAAACAGAAAGAGCAGCAAATAAAATAATGGATATTATAGAGGGTGAAAATGAAATAAAGGATAAAAAAGAAAAATTAAAAGAATGGGATAAAAAATATAATCCTAATGGTAAATTAGCAGCAGAAGTAAAAGAAATAGAAAAAGCAGAAAAAGATATAAAAGAAGTTAAAGAAGTTAAGGAGAATAAGCCTATGAAAAATAAATTAAAAGTATTGTCTATGACAGTGGAAGGAGAGAACGGTCAATATAAAGTTTGTGAAAAAGGAGTAGAGTTACAAAACAAAGGGCTAACAATGTTCTTTGAAAATAAAGAGCAGCTAGAAAGTTTTACATCAGAGTACAAACAAGTATTTGAAATGGTTAGATAGGTATGGCAATGATAATAGAAAGAAAGGGAACAGACTTCGATAGTCTGTTTCCTGAAGATATAAACCAGTATTATGATATAGCGAATAAGTTTTTAAATTTAAGTACAGAGGACTATTCTAGTGCTTTTGAAATAAGTAAAAAAGCATGGGTTCTTTCAGATAGATGGGCAAATATAGCATCTAATGCTGGAAAGTTAGCATTAAAAGAAAAGTTTAATAAAACAGATTTAAAAGATTATTGCTATAGAAAATATAGGCAGATGCAATATATACATGAATTTACTAGAATGCTATGGAACAAAGGAGAACAGGGACAAAGAGAAAAGAGAGTCGGAATCTGAAATTAAAGCGACGTAACTCTTGAAAATGCAGATAAGGATAATGTTCTTTGAAATTTGAATAATGTGATGTTAGCAAATAAATTTGTTTTGCATTTATTGGTGTTCATGGTTATACACTAACAAATACATTAGAGATAGTGCTTGGATAACAAAAATTGCTTAATAAAAAATACTAGAAATGGACGATTATTTAACCTTTATTTTCAGATTTATAGGTTGACCAACCTAGCATATCTAAAATAATTCAGTAACCAAGTACTCCTTCTACTAAAAGCAATGAACCTAATATTATTCTTACTGTTCTATCAGTATTTCCTAGATTTCTTTTAAAAGATATTATCATAATTTATCACCCTTTTATATTGTTTGCACTGGATGCTTTTTTATTCAATAAATATAGTCATTTAACAAATTATATACAAAAATATAGGACAGTAATTAATATATCAAAAATAAGCAAAGATGATTTAGAAAATTCAATAGCCGTATTTCAAATATTGGAGGATATATAAATGAAACTATCAGAAATATTAGATCCAGGATATAAATAAAAACTAAACTGCCTTTAATGGCAATATACAAGGAGGTATTTATATGCATGGTACAAGTAAAGAAGAAGTTGTAATTAAATTAGTGGGCAAGCTATCTTTAGAATTCCCAGATATAGATCAATTAAAGACTAGGGCTATAGTAGAGGAAGTGTTATATAAATACAGTATATTGCCAGAAGAGACAGCTTTGATTGCAAGTGATATTGAGGAAAAAATACAGATATATCTGGCTACTAAAAAGCTAGATGGACTTAGTAAAAAGACGTTGAAGAATTATGAATATAACCTTTTAATATTTGCAAATCACTTAAGAAAGCCTTTAGCAACCATAAATACAATGGATCTAAGAATGTTTTTAGCGGTTAGATGCAAGGATATGAAGCAAAGTAGTGTTAATGGACAAATCTCTATATTAAAAAGTTTCTTTGGTTGGCTTGCAGATGAAGAGTATATACCTAAAAATCCAGCAAAGAAGCTAAAACAAACTAAAGAACCAAAGAGATTAAGACATGCTATGACAGAAGAGGAAGTAGAACTTTTAAGGCAGGCTTCTAAAACAGATAGAGAAAAGGCACTAGTAGAATTTTTAATATCTACTGGGTGCAGATTATCAGAGGTGGTTGGAGTAAATAAAGATGACATAAACTGGTATGAAATGTCTTTAAATGTAATAGGTAAGGGTGATAAAGAACGCAAGGTATATTTTAGTACAAAAGCTAAAATTTTATTAAAAAAATATTTGCTAGCTAGAAGTGATGAAAATATAGCTTTATTTGTAACTAGTAAAAAGCCTCATGGTAGATTGGGTGGTAGAAGTGTTCAAAGAGAGATTAAAAAAATTGCGAATAGAGCAGGCATAAACAAATCTATTTACCCTCATTTATTTAGACATTCTTTTGCTACCAGCAAACTAAATGCAGGTATGCCATTGCCAGTTATACAACATCTTATGGGGCATGAAAACCCTGCGACTACACAGATATATGCAGAATTATCAGAAGAAAACATAAAACATGAATATAAAAAAATATCTTAGTAAAATTAAATAGGTGTAGGGATTAAACTGAGTATTTCTGTACTTTAAGTGTATTAGTGTAATAAAACAATAATACGAAGGAGGGATTAAAAATGGAAGCATGGAGGGATAAATTGAACAAGTACTTTAATGGGGAACTAAAGCTATTTGAGGAAAATTATACAATAACTTATCCATGCATACTTAAGAGAAACAAAAAGAGGATAAAGGCTAAAATTGATATGGATCATGGTTTTATATATGGAACAGATGGAGAAGGAATAAAAAAGTGCGGGAGGTTAATTAATGATAGATAAAGAAAATTTTAGAAAAACTGAAAAAAAGCTATATAATTTTTTTAAGAAAGATAAAAAGATAAGTAGTTTAAAACATAAAATAGAAGTACTAAACAAACAAATTGATGATATAGAGATAAAATTAAAAAAAATAGATATTGATATACCAGATGAATCCAAAAGTATAACTCATGAAGAAAGGGTTCAAACAAGTTCAGATGGCACAAGCTATGCGGAAAGGGCAGCTATGAAAATAACTGATAATTTATTAAAAGAACAATCAAGGAAATTTGAAGAAATTGCAACAATTGAAGAAGAAATAAGAAATATTATAGTTGATAATATAATAATTGAGGATAACATAAAAGATCTAAGTGAAGAGGACAAAAAATTTTTAACAATAAAATATAGAGATAATAAGAAAGATTGGCAAGTAGGGAATGAGTTAGGAATGGATCAGTCTACTGCAAGTAGGAAGAGGCAAAAATTAGTAGAGAATGTAGCGAGATGGGAAGAATTGTTAAAAAAATTATATTAGAATAATAAAGTAGTATAAAGTTTTATGTGCCTACACAAGAAATATTTTCGGGGTTATTCACTTGACAAATTTTAAAAAAGAGGTAAAATAACTTTATAAAATAAATTAAGAGGTGAAGCGTTGTTGAATAAAGATATCAATTTCAAGATCCCTGAAAATTTTTTAGAACCTAAAAATATTAAAGAAATAATTAAGGATATAAATTATTCCCGTGAACAACAAAATGATGATTTAAAAGAAAAAAATCTTGCATTTACAAATGGCAGATATCAAGATAGATGGAATTATATATTTAATAATATAGAAAAGTCTTTTTCAAATGAACCTTTTAAATGTTGCAGAATAACAAGAAGCCCATTGTGGACTTTTGTAGCTATATATAGAACGGATTATGATTTGTTATATATTTTATTAAAAAAAGATAGATTTTATGATATAAAGAAAAATGCTAAAGCAAAAGAACACTATAGTAAAATTTTGAACTTGCCCAATAGTATATCTTTTAACACAGGAATATATGATCAAATCTCATTTATTCCAGATTTTAAACGTCCTCTTACTGAGTACATTTTTGAAGAATTTGAAAATATGCTTCCTAATATAAAAGATAAAATTAAAGGTTGTATAAATATATTATTTTTAGAAAATCAGGAAGGAGTAACTGAAATTTCTGGAGTTATGGCTGATTATAATCTAGACATAATTAAATCATTCAATTGGAGTGAATATATTTCTGCAGATATAGGAAACATTACAGATACTGCAAGTATTCTTGAAGAAGATGTGCCATCTATTCCATTGAAAATAAGAACAAAGGGGAATAATAAAGATAAATCAGAGGAATTAGTTAAAAATAGAAAAATAAAAAAGTTAAAACCAGAATAGATACTGTTTTCATTTAGGAGGGTAACATGAAAAATGTTAAGAACTAACAATTACAAAAATAAATTTAATGGTGAAAGACTTAAATCAGCTAGAAAATATAGGTGTAAGAGTATGACAGATCTAGCTAAAGATATAGGAGTTTCAAGGCAAACTATTTCTCAATATGAAAATGGACTGATTTTCCCTCAATTTGATATATTAATAAAATTAATTAATAGTCTTGGATTTCCACGAGAATATTTTTATGAAAGTGATGATACAAATATAGAATTAGGTAACACTTATTTTAGATCTTCAAGTAGAATGACTAAAAAAGAAGAAAATGCACAAAAAGAAAAAACAAAAATAATAGGTAAAGTCTTTTTATTTTTAAATGAATATATAGAATTTCCTAAGCTGAATATACCTCAATTTGATGAAGATATGAGCATAGAGGATATGACTTTAAAACTTAGAGAACATTGGGGGTTAGGAAAAGAACCTATTAAAGATATGATATATCTGCTTGAAAAAAATGGTATAATAATTACTTCAATGAATACTACGAGTGAGAATATTGATGCCTTTACCCAACAACAAAATATAAATGGAGAAAAACATTTTTTAATAGTTTTAGGAAACGATAAAGATTCAGCTACAAGAAGGCAATTTAGTTTAGCTCATGAATTAGGTCACATAATAATGCATGATGCTTTTTTAGAGCTTGAAGATTTAACAAAAGAAGAACTTAGGGACATGGAAAAGGAAGCACATGCATTTGCAGCAGCATTTTTATTGCCAAAAGAAAATTTTATTAAAGATATTAGTATATATCCAACTAATCTAAACTATTATAAAGAGTTGAAAAAAAAGTGGAGAACTTCAATATCAGCTATGCTAGTTCGAGCAAATCAAGTAGGAATTATAACTAATAGTTCGTATCAAACATTAAATAAGAAAATCAATAGATTAGGTTGGAGAAAAAAAGAACCCTTAGATGATACTTTAATGATGAGAAATCCGACAGTTTTAAAAAGATCTGTTGATATTATTTTGGATAATGATATTTTAAATGAAGATGAAATAATTAAGGAATTATCTAATAGAGGGTTAACATTACGTAGAGAAGAGATTGAATTATTATTAGGCTTAGATGAAGGAAAATTAATATCAAAGGTTAATAATGATAATGTAATACAAATGGCATTAAAAAATTAAAAGGTGCATTAAAAGTGCATTAAATATGCATTAAATTAGTAAGTAACAGATGTTATAATGGTAGCATAAGAATAGCAGGGATTTTATCGTACAAAATAAGGTAACTGCTAAAATAAAAAAATATAATATATTGTGTAATGTACTAAAAGCACTTAAGGAATATAAACCTTAGGTGCTTTTTACATACATGGATAAGTCCAGGAGATTATATTCATAGGAGAGTAATTTATGAAACTAAATAAAAAAGAGTACTGCAAGAATTTTGAAAAAGGAAATAACGGATTTTGTAAGCATTACATGGGATGCAAAGTAGATTTAACCAGTTGTGCCAATCAATGTGAGGTAGGTGGGATAGGTGAGAATAGAAAAGATATTAAAAACACAGCAGCCGAACACACATAAGCAATTAAATAAAAATAGAAAACAGAATAATAAAAAAAGTAGGAGAGGTAAAGAGGACCTCTCCTTTTCTGATGTTATGGATCTTATGAGCCATGATAGTTATTGTAGGGGGAAGGATGGCAGTATAAAGCAGAGAACATGGGGAAAATAGAATAAGAGTGTTAAGGAAGAGATAACTTAAAAGTATACATTGCTAAAAGTCACTAATCTTTAAGTAATTGAATACAATAATTATGTAAATATTGAAAAAGGAAGATGATTTTATAATGATACCTAATTATTATGCTTTATGGGATGGATACTGGAGAAATTATCGCATTAGTAGTGAAGCAGCTGTGCAAATTGCACTACAGCAGGTTCCAGGACAGGTAGTAAGAGTTGAGTTAGATGTTGAAGATGGCATATTAGTTTATGAAGTTAGCATTAGAACCACTGCTGGAATTTATGAAGTAAAAATAAATGCTAACACAGGACAGATAATTGAAGTTGATAGAGATTTTGATTAATTAAATTGTAACAAAACATATTAATTTAACAAAGAGCTCATAAGGGCTCTTTTTTATATACAAAATAAACAAATGCACATAGCAACGAGGTGGTGGTATGGAAAGTATAAGGGGACCAGATTGGAACTTAATTAAAGAAGAATATTTAAAGCTGAATGGTAATGTAAAACTTAAAGAGTTTGCAGAGAAATATGGTGTTAAATATTCTACTTTAAGAAGTAGAAAGAATAGAGAAAACTGGGATAGTGAAATAAATAAAAATGTTGCAACAAAGAGTGCAACGCAACAAAAGAATGTTGCAACAGAAAATAAGAATAAAAATAATAATAAAGAGCCTATTGCAGAAGAAGTAAAAGAGGTATTAGAAAATACTGAACTTACTGATAAGCAAAGGCTCTTTTGTATTTATTATATTAAGTACTTTAATGCTACTAAAGCATATCAGAAAGCATATCATTCCTCTTATGCAGTAGCAAATGTAGAAGGTTATAGATTACTAGTAAAGCCTAGTATAAAAAAAGAAATAGACAACCTTAAAAAGATAAAATTAAATAGAGCTATGCTTAGTCCAGATGATGTATTTCAAAAGTATATAGATATAGCATTTGCAGATATTTCAGACTATGTAACCTTTGGAAGAAAAGAAATAGAAGTAGATAAAGATGAAGATAACAATCATGTAATAATAGAAGTAAATTATGTAGACTTTAAGGAAAGTAGTGAAGTAGATGGAACTATCATTTCAGAAGTATCACAAGGCAAGAATGGAGTATCAGTCAAACTCCAGGATAAAATGAAGGCTCTACAATGGCTAAGTGATAGATTAGACCTTCTTCCTACTGAAACTAAGATAAAACTAGATAATGAAAGAGCTAAGGTTGAGATGGTTAGAGAAAAACTAGATTATGAAAAAAATAAAGATAATAAAAACGATAAACCTATAGAAATACTCATCAAACGGAAGGGTGAGGATTAATGGCTATAGAAAAAGAAGTTAATCCACACTTTGAAGATTTTATATTTGATTGGATTTATAAGTTTTATTTTTTAGTAGGTGGCTATGGTTCATCTAAGAGTTATCATGTAGCATTGAAACTAATACTTAAACTATTAGAAGAAAAAAGAACAGCCTTAGTAGTAAGAGAAGTATATGATACTATTAGAGATTCATGCTTTTCTTTGTTTGAAGAGATTATTACAGAGATGGAACTTGATAATAGGATTAAATGTATTACTTCTCCTATGCAAATAAGATTCCCTAACGGTAGTAAGATTATATTTAAAGGTATGGATAAGCCAGCTAAATTAAAATCTATAAACAATGTATCTATAATATGGATAGAAGAATGTTCAGAAGTAAAATATGCTGGATTTAAAGAACTTTTAGGAAGGTTAAGACATCCAACACTAGAACTACACATGATACTTTCTACTAATCCAGTATCAAAGAATAACTGGTGTTACAAACATTTTTTTATGGATACTAAAAAGAAGATTTTTATTTTAGATGATAAGGAACTTTACAAAAATAGAATAATTATAAAAAACAATACTTATTATCATCATTCTCTAGCTGATGATAATTTATTTTTGCCTAAAACTTATATAGAGCAACTAGATGAATTAAAAACATATGACATTGATTTATATAGAATAGCTAGAAGAGGTAGATTTGGAGTTAATGGTAGAAAAGTATTACCACAGTTTGAAAAGAAACCTCATTATGAAGTACTTCAAGCAATTCAAAATATTAAAAATCCTATTTATAGGGTTGGTATGGACTTTGGATTTGAAACTTCATATAACGCTATAGTTAGATTAGCAATAGATGATGAGAATAAGATTTTATATATTTACTGGCAGTATTACAAGAACCAAATGACAGATGATAAAACAGCAATAGAAATAGCAGAATTTAAGAAAACACAGGAACTAATTAGATCAGACAGTGCAGAGCCTAAGACCATTAAATATTATAAACAAGAAGGATTTAATATGAGGGGTGCTAAAAAGTTCCAAGGCAGTAGACTCCAAAACACTAAAAAGGTTAAGAGATTTAAAAAGATAATTTGTTCAGAAGATTGTCCAGATGTTATAGATGAACTAGAAGATTTAACTTATGCAGTAGATAAAAATGGTGAAATTATAGAAGATGAATTTAGTATAGATCCTCATACATTTAGTGCAATATGGTATGCATTAGATGGATATGAAGTTGCTGATATTAAAGAGAAAAAATATGATAATTCAGTATATGAAAAAGGAAAAGGAGTTGTTGCAAGAAATACAACTACTGATCCATACGGAAGGAAAGGAGGTACAGTATTTTAGTGGAAAAACAAGCAAGAACTATAAGAGATACATTATTAAAGTTACCGGATAATGAAATAGCTGAAAGAAAACGTGTATTTACTGATTACTATTATTACAAAGGAAAATCTATAGACTTAGAAAAAGCAAAACAAAATCCAGCTTTATATGGTCAGAATTGGCCAGTAGATGATAATGTTGATTATAAACCTACTCAAGATATTAGAAATAAGGTTAAACCACTATTAAAGAAACAAGCGAGATGGATGTTTGGTAAAAAGCCAACATTAATTTTTAAAGCTGATGATTTAAAGGATAAGGAACAATGTGAAGAACTAAGAAAATTTATAGAAGATGTATTTGAAAATAATAATTTCTGGAACAATACTAGAAAAGCTTTCTTAGAAGCTACTATAAAGAAAAGAGTTCTTTTAAGAGCAGAAGCGAATCCAGGAGAACCTGTTACGATCAAATATGAGAGTATAGAAAATTTCTTTTACAAAGAGAAGAATGGAAGGATGTTAAAGGCTATTTTCTTTGAAGAAGATGAAATGAATGTATACAAAGAAGAAGATAAAGATAAGTTGTATTATTTACATACTTACTATTACAAAGTAGATGAATATACTAAAGCACTTCAAGCTTGGTATAAAAAAGAAACTTACAAGAATACAGATTTAATAGAAAAAATTGAATATGACACAGGATTTTCTACTATACCATGTTGGCTTATAAGAAATGGTGGTGAATTAAATAATACTTTTGGTGAAAGTGATATTACAGATTTAAGAGATGCACAAAATCAATATAATAGAAGAAATAGTGATTTTGCAGATGCTTTAAGATTCCAGATGTTTGGTTCTGAAAGTATAATTGATGGTAATGAAGATGATGTAAATAGATTAACTATAGCTCCTAATGCAGTACATGCAATAAAAACTAGAGATGAAGCGTTAGCAGAAGGGAAGCAAGCTACTATCCAGAGACAAGAATACAATATAGGCAGTAGTTCAGCACTGGATTCTTATCTAGATAGAGCAGATAGTGATATGAAAGAAACGTTAGATATGCCTAAGATAAGTGATTTAAATAATATACCTAGTGCCAAAGCTATGGTATATCTTTATAATGACTTAATTGCTAGATGTGAAGAGAAATTTAATGACTGGGAAAAGCCTTTATTATCTTTAATGAATTTCATTATTGAAGTAGGGTCAGTGTGCTATCCAGGGATATTCAATAAAGCTTGGGTACAAATGAAATATACTAAGATTATAAAACAAAACTATCCTATTCCTAATGATGAAGATGAAAAGAAAACTTTAGCTATGAAAGAAGTAGAAGCAGATGTTAGGAGTAGGAAATCTTATATTAAAGAATACAGTGATGAGGAAGATATTGAAAAAGCTTTTGAAGAGATGTTAGATGAAAAAGCAATGATGATTAATGCAGAATCAGATCAATACAATAAAGCTTTAGATAATGAATTAGATAATTTAGATGATAAGTCTAATAATAAAGGAATTGTTGGTGATGAATAATGAATTTATACCAACAAAGAGTATTAGACGCTAGAAAAGAATTCTTAAAACTTAATAAGAAACAGGAAAGAGAATTATTAAGAATATATCAAGAATTAGCTAAAGAACTATCAAGTGAAATTGCTTCATGTAGAACTAGTTCAAGTAAGCAATATTTAAGTGGAATGGAAGAAATATTTCAAGCTCATATGAATGAATTAAATGGCAAATTAAATAATGTTATTAAGAGTAATATTAAGTCTAGCTCACAAATAGCTAGTACAACAAGTTTAGCTTATTATGAGAGTATAGCTGATGATGTTAAATTAAGATCTATGTTTAATAAATCAGTTATAAATACTTCATCTAATACTGTAAAAAAATTAGTTCAAGGTAAGTATTATGAAGATGGTAAAACATTAGATAAAAGGATTTGGAATGTAACTAAAAGTAATGCTAAGGATATAGATACTCTTATAAAAGTTAATGTAGCTAAAGGTGCTAATGCTAGAAACTTGGCTCAACAATTAGAAAGATATATAAATCCAACTAAAAGGATAGAAGCTAAAACTTTAGAAGTTGGAATGAATAAAAGTATATCTTATCAGGCTCAAAGATTAGCCAGAACATCAATAACTCATTCATTTGCAGAAACAACTATAGAAAATGCTAAAAAGAATCCATTTAACAGGGGTATTAAGTGGAATTTAAGTGCTAGTCATAGTTTTAGGATGCATGGTAAAACAGATATTTGTGATGATTATGATGGAAGGGTATTTAAACCTAATGAAATTCCATTACAACATCCCAATTGCTTATGTTATTTTACTGAGGAAAATGAAGATATAAATAAGGTTATTAAAGATCTTAAAGCATGGAATAAAGGAAAATCTAATCCTAAGTTAGATAAATGGTATAAAGATAATAATGAATTAAACATTATAGAATATCCTAAGAAAAAGTCTAAAGAAATACAATGGAAAGATTTTAAAGGAAACTATACTGAATTTAAGAATAAAAGAGAGATAAAGAAACATCTAATAGATAATTATAAAATAAAGTTTTCGGACAGTACTAAATATCCTATAAATAAAGATATATTACAAGATTCAGTTAATTGGCTAGATAAGTTTCATAGTTATTTTGAAGGATTTAAGGAGATAGATCCAGTTGAATTACCAATAATAAAAATCAAAGCAAGGATGAATGCAGTAGGCTATTACCAATATTATATCAACAAACCTGAAGCAATAGAACTAGCTTTAAATGGTGCATATTTTACTGATAAAGGGTATAATAATAGTTATATAGAACAATGTATTAAAAGTAAGTGGACAGTAGCTAATGCTAAGCCACATAAAACATTTGTACATGAGTACGGTCATCATATTGCTGATTCTATGAAATGGCTTGATAAGGATAGCGGTATATCTAGCAATAATTGGTGCAAAGAATTTATAGAAAATACTATTTCAGATTATAATAAAAAATATAATGAAGATATTAGTTTTAAAAATATAGCTGAACTTGTAAGCAGATATGGGGGAACTAAGCCAGAAGAAGCTTTTGCAGAAACATTTGCAGAATATTTTGGTGGAGAAAATCCAAGAAAATTTGCTAAAGTATTTGGAGAAAAAGTAGAAAAGAAATTAAAAGAATATATAAAAATGAAAGGGTGATAAAGATGGATCAACCTGAGCCAAGATTTTTAAAAGAAGGTTATGGGTATTATACAGATGATGGTTTACAAATTAAAGAGAATGCACCTAAATGGGCAAAAGATGAATATAAAGAATTTATGTCAGAACCATATAAAATAGAAAAATAAAAGCACTTACTAAGTAAAAATAGTAGGTGCTTTTATTATGCTTGAGATTAAGGAGGAAAAGAAAGAATGGCACATATAAAAGATATTATAGGAGAAGAAGCATTCAATGCTCTTTCAGAAGATAAAAGAAAAGAATTAGATAAAAAAGATTTTGAAGATGTTTCAAGTGGTTCATTCATTTTAAAAACTAGATTTGATCAGGTAAATGAACAGGCAAAGGAATATAAAAAACAAGTTGGTGAAAGAGATAAACAAATAAATAATTTAAAAGAAGAATATAAAGATGTTGATGGATTGAAAGAAAAAGTTGAGCAATTAGAATTAGATAATAAAACACAAAAAGAAACTTATGAGAAACAATTATCAGATATAGCTTTTAATAATGCCTTAGAAAAAGGTTTAGGGGCTTTTAGTATTAAGGATAAAAAGTTAATTATGGCACTTATAGACAAAGATAAGCTTAAGGTAGATGGAGATAATGTCATAGGTCTTAAAGAACAAATAGAGCCACTTAAAACAAGTCATGAATATTTATTTGATAAAGAAATAAAAGGCACAGGATCATTTGTTACTGGTGGTAATAATGATACACAGCCAAATAAAACTAACTTTGCTTCAGAATTAGGAAAGCAAAGAGCAGAAAATATGAAAGCAAAAAGTTTAACAGACTTTGCTAAATAAAAATAAAGGAGGAATGTATTTTGAGACAATCAAGCTATACAATAGGTGCTAAACAAAATAAATTAAGATTAATAGCTGGAGATCATTTTATTTCATTGCCTATCAAAATAAGAAAAGGTGATGTAAAACCACTTTTAGATGAAAATGAGGTGCTTTTAGCAGGTACTTTAATTACTAAAGATGGTAAGAAAGTAACTTCAACTTTAAGTGAAACAGATGCATTTGGTGTTGTATATCAAGATACATCTTTTAAAGGTTCAATGTCACCAACAGCAGATAGAGATGATGCAACAGAAGTAGTGCCAGTATTTGTCCATGGTGCTTTATATGAAGATGCAGTTGAGTTTAATTCAGATGAAGCTATTAAAAAAGTTGAAATGGCAGCATTAAAACAAATAATTTTTGGAGAATAAGGAGGAAATACATATGCCAAATTTAAGAGATTATATTAATTCAAAAAACATAGCTCTTTATATTAAAGAGTTACCAGCAGAACAAACAATAGATAAGGCTCTATTCCCAGATAAAAAAGTTAGTGGAACAAAGTTAGAAATGGCTAAAGGTGCTAAGAAAAAGCCAATAGCTTTAAGGATGAGCACTTTTGATGCAAATACAAAGATGAGAGCATTAAGTGCTGATTTAACAGTTAAATCAACAGAAATACCTTTCTTTAAGGAAGGCATGGGGATTGATGAAACAACCAGAAGAGATTTGCAAAATGCAATAGGAGCAAATAATGAAAATTTTGTAAATGCATTATTAGGACAAGTATTTGAGAATTATTCCAATTTAATAGATAGAGCAAATATAATTTCAAAGAAAATGAGATCATCAGTAATTCAAAATGGTTTATTAAACTTTACTTCAAAAGATGGCGATATTGTAGTAGAATATGGGGTCCCAGATAATCATAGGGAAGTATTAACTGGAACAGATAAGTGGACAAATCCTGATGCTGATATTATAGGAGATGTAAAGGCATGGCAGAAGGCTATTACAAATGACCAATATGCAAAGCCTAAAACATTATTGTTAACTGAAAATACTTTTGATAGTACATTTTTAGTTAATAAAGCTATTACAAATCATATTAAGAACAGTAATTTAAATACTTCATTAATTTTATCTCAAGCGAATTATATTCAATTTGTTAAAGAAGTACTTCAATTAACAGTTGTATTCTTAGAAGATGCTACTTATATTCCATCAGAAGGTGATGATCTAGTTCCATATTATGTGGATGGTAAAATAACACTTATGAGTGGAACAACTTTGGGCAATACTGTTTATGGTACAACTCCAGAAGAATTTGACAAGCAATCAGGTTCATCTAAATTAGATACTTATATGGTAGACACAGGTATTGCAGTAACAACAATGGTAAAAGAGGACCCAGTTACTGTAGATACAAAAGTATCAGTTATGCCTATTGTTTCATTTGACAGGGCAGATGAAGTATTCTTTGCAACAGTATATTAATTAGAGTAGTCAATATGACTGCTCTTTAGTTTTATATAAGAAAGGAGATTTTTATTATGGCAAAGTCCAAAGAAGAAAATATAAATGCTATGGAAGATGAGAAAGTAGAAGAAGAAAATATAAATGCTATGGAAGATGAGAAAGTAGAAGAAAAAACTTTAAAAGCTAAGGCTAAGCAATATATAAAATACGGAGGTAAACATATTAAAATTGATGAAGAATTTGAAGTTAAGGAATGTGATTTAGGGGAGCTAAGAAAATATGCTGAAATAGAAGAAGGTGAATAAGAATGGAACTTACACCTTTAGAAATATTAAAGATTAATTTAAATGAAAGCCAATATCCTGTATTTACTGATGAAGAATTAAATAATTTACTTGCAGTTAATGACAATAATGTTCTTAAAGCTAGTTGGCGTGGTTGTTTAATGAAAGCTAATACTGATAAGAAAATAAAAGTAGGACCTATAGAAGTGGAAAATGCTGATCCAGATTATTGGAACAACTTGGCCGCTATGTATCAGGCTGATTATTTACAAGAACAGGCTAATTTAAATCCAAGTAAAGCTACAGGATACAAAACATCTATGAGAAGGGCAGATGGATGTTAAATGTCTACTTTAAAAGCTAAAAAGATTATAAATACAATTAACAAAGGAATAGAATTGAATCCATCAACAATAACTATTAAACAAGTTAAAAAGGTTGTTGTTGATGGAGCACTTGAAGAAGCAGAAAGTGAAAAGAATCTTAAAGTTCTTATATATCTTGAAGATAATTCAAATAAAGTAATTGTAGATAGTAAGACTATTGGTACCTCATATAGTATCAATAAATACAAAATGATAGCTAATAAAGATTGTGAATTAGATGTTAATCCTAAAGAAATTATTGAATTTGATTGTATAGAAGGGCATATGAAGGTTACTGCAACTTATCCTATACAAATAGAAAATACTATATGTGGGTACATGTGTGATCTTGAAAGGATAGATTAATATGAGCTTTGAAGCTATTGCATATATTACAAAGAAAAAAGCAGGAATGAATGCATTATGTAATAGAATGGCTAAGGGATTAGAAAGTCAGGCTAAGCATAATGCTAAATGGACAGATAGGACCTCTCATGCTAGACAATGTTTAAAAGGTGGATGTGAAGGTGGAGGAAATAGTTATTCAATATATTTAGCTCATGGTGTGGATTATGGTGAAGTTCTTGAAAAGGGATCCAAACCTCATGTTATAACACCCAAGAATGGTAAAGCTTTGTATTGGAAAGGAGCAGCACATCCAGTTAAAAAAGTTAATCATCCAGGAACTAAAGGTTTTAAAACTATAGAAAATACTTTAGAAGGTAGTAGAGAGATGATTAAAACTGCAGTAATTAAATATTGGAGTGATTAAAATTGAGAGCAGGAATAAGGCAAAAATTAATAGATAGCATTCCAGAACTTAAAGGGTGTTATGAGCCTACTGTTCCATCTAAGGACACAGTAAAACCTTATGCAGTTATACTTCAAGGGTCAGATGATGAACAGAATAATCCTACAAGCTTTAAAAGAACTATAGAGATATGGTTGTATGAAAAAAGAACTACATTTCAAAAACTAGATAGCTTAATGGAAAAGGTCATAGAGTCATTAGACTTGCAAACTATAACAAGCCCTAATACAGGTCAAAATTATACTTGTATGTTCAATGGAGCTATAGGACAAGATGTTGTAGATGAAGAGTGGAATGCTATAGCAAGAGGGTTACAGTTCAGTGTTATAGCTCTACATGAAAAAAATGAAGCCAATACAGATACTTGGCTAGATGCTTTAGAAAGTTATACTAAAAACATCACAGATCATGCAGTATATCTTAATAACTGGAAGAAAAATTTTGAAGTACCTTCTGTATTATGGAGAACTACAAATTCAGGTAGAGAACGTATTAATGGAGCCTTAATTAAAATAAATAAAACATTAAGATGTCATGTAGTAAGTAGAAATAAATCTGAAATAAATGAGTTACTAGATATTATAGAAGATAAGCTTATCACAGATTTAAAAATACCTTTAGATATAAAAGAAAGAAGGTACTTAACTGTAGAAAGTATATCTGAGGATAGAGAGGCAGATATACTTTCTACAGGGCAACTTACAATAGAACTTAGTAGAAGAAAAATGATAGAAGATAATACTCCTACTATAGATAAGATCTATAGTAGAGGAAGTTTAGAATAGGAGGATTAATATGGATGAAGAAGCTAATGTAATCCAAGAGGAATTATATCCGGTACAAGATCTAATAGAAAATTGTGAAGCACTAACAGGCTACAGAAAAGAGGTAGCAGTTGGTGCTTTATTTGATTGTGGTAAAGAAGAAATGACTAAAAAAGAATTTGAAGGAAGAATTAAAAATTTCTTAGAAAGGAAGGTGAATTAGTTGGCAACAGGAGTATGGAATGAAAATAATAGACCTACTATACCGGGGTTTTACAACCGTTTTAAATCATTAGCAGAAAAAAGAATAGGAACTGGAATACATGGCATTTTGGCCATGCCAGTTAAAGCTAATTGGGGGCCAGTAAATAAAGTAATAAGTGTAAAAGATGAAAAAGACTTAATAAATAAGTTTGGCAAGGACAATACAGCTTATAGATTAGGTAGATTAGCCCTATTAGGACAACCTAAGGGATTATTACTATATAGACTTACAGATGGTACAGAAAAGATAGAAAGTGTAATGCTTAAGGATACAGAAGATACAGATCTTTTAAAAATAGAAACCCAATATCCTACGACTAGAGATTTTAATGTAACAGTTAGAACTAATATAGTTGAAAGCGATAAAAAAGATTTAATACTATATGAAGGAGCTAAGCAGTTATATATATTTAGCGAACTTGGTGGAACTGTAGAAGAAATAGCTAAATCTATAAATGAAAATGTAGAAAATATATGGCTTAAGGCTATTAAAGTAGATGAAGGTAATGGGAAACTAGCAAGTGTCGCTAATCAAACTTTTACTGGAGGCAATGATGGTACATCTATAACTAATGAGCATTATATTAAAGCTATGGAAATACTTGAAGGTTATAAAGCTGATGGGTTTTGTTTAGATGGTGTAACTGATGAATCATTACAAAACACTGTAAAAGCATGGGTTAAAAGAAACAGCTCAAAAGGCAACAATATAATTGCTTACTTAGGAATTAAGGATACAGATACTATTCAACAAGGTAACACAAAGAGTAAAGAATTTAACTTTGAGGGAATAGTTAATGTAGGCATTAGTGGTTACTATGAAGGTGTAAAGTATACACCAACTGAAACTGCATGCTATATAGCTGGATTAGCAACAGGTAAAAGGTTAAAAGAGAGTATCTGCAATGAAAAGACTATATTTGAAGATGTAGAACCTCGTTTAAGTAAGGAAGAAGTAGAGAACTGTTTAGAAGCTGGAACTTTAGTCATGGTAAAAGAAGATGATGAAGTTATAGTTGTAGATGATGTTAATACCCTAAAAAAATATAGTGAAGAACAAAATGAAACTTGGGGATATATCAGGGGTATAAAGTTCATGAGTGCGGTTGATGGAGATACTGCACTAAAAAGGAAAGAGTTTATAGGTAAAGTACCTAATGAGGGGACAGGTCGATTAGCACTAATATGTGCTCTTAAACAATACTTTGAGGTTTTAGAAAAAGAAGGTGTAATAGAAGACTTTACAGTCGAGATAGATGAGGAATTACAAGCTAAGGCTAAAAATGATGAAGTATTCTGGAAATGGGATGCCAAGTATGTAAATGTAATGAAACGTATCTATGGAACAGGATATTTAAGATAGGAGTGATAGTATATGGCATTAGATGCAAGTAGAACCATACACGGTTCTAAAGGTAAAATTTTAGTTGATGGAGAATGGCAGACAAACCTCACAGAATGTACTGCAGAGGTTGAGCTTGATAAAAAGGAGCTTAATCTTTTAGGGGATGACTGGACTAGGTATAAGCAAGGTTCTAAAAAAGGTACAGGTTCAATAAGTGGATATAAAGTATCTTCAAAAATGATACAGCAGGGATTTAAAAGATTTGAAACTATTTCATCTCTAGAAGATCCTGAAGCATATGGGTTTGAAAGAATAAGACTTATGAATTGCATGGCTGATAAGTTAAACCTTATAAATTTGAAAGCAAATGAACTCGTAGAGGAGGAAACTCCTTTTACTTACGAGGGATATGAACTTTTAGACCCAATAGTTATAGAATAAATAAATTTTAGGAGGAATTATTAATGAGTAATGAAAAAATAAAAGATGAAGAAATATTAAACATGACAGAGGAGGATATAATAAATAGGCTTATGGAACCTGATGAAGTTCCAGAAGCTACTTACTTCATAGAGAGATTAGGTGTTCCAATAACTTTAAAAGGTCTAAGTGAAAAAGAAATAAATAAAATAAAAAGACAATGCACTTATATCAGAAAAGAAAGAGGAAAGAGAATAAAGGAATTAGATGACGAAGAATTTAATGCAGCACTTATAGAAGCTGCAACAGTAAGCCCAAATTGGAATAATCCTAAATTATTAGATGCGCTTAAAGCAAGTGATGGTAAACAGTTTATAAGAAAAAAATTCCTTGCAGGAGAAACTTCTGCAATGGGAGATAAGGTTTTAGAATTAAGTGGATTTGATAATGAATTAGAAGAAATTGAAGATATAAAAAACTAATAAGTCGTGGTGGGAAAATAACAGCTTTATACAATATGTATTCAAAGCATAATGTTTGCCCTCACGACTTTTATAATGTTCAAATTAATGATATGGCGAGAAAATTAATTCTCGCCTTTACTGATTATGAAATAGAACAGGAAAATAAAATAGCTGAACAAGCCCGAAAGGGGGCTGGATAGTTGGCTAAAAAAGAAATATATCGGTTGGACATAAAAATTGGCGTTAAAGGAGACAATGAAGCTAAGGAAAAATTAAGTGCGACTGAGCGATTTGCAAAACAAACAGAAAAAAGGACTAAAGCTTTAGATAAAATAAAAGCTAGTCCGTCTGTAAGGCTGAAAGATAAGTTAAGTAAGCCATTGCAAAAAATCGAGGGAAAGTTAACTAGTTTTTCAAAGATGGCAGTAAAAAAATTAGCAGCTGTAGCTACTGCTGGAGCTGTAATGATAGGTGGACTAGGAATAGCTGCTGCAGTAAGAGACTTTAGCAATTTTGAACAGGGACTTGCTAATGTTAAAGCCATAAGTGGAGCCACTGCGCAAGAAATGCAAGTGCTGGGGAAAGAAGCTAGAAGATTAGGAGCGGAAACTGCTTGGTCGGCTAAAGATGTAACAGATGCTGAAATGCTACTAAGCCAAGCAGGATTTAAGGTGCAGGAAACTATAGCAGCATTACCAGGGTTGCTAGATATGGCTTCTGCTGGGGATATACAATTAGCAGAAGCAACAGATATAGCAGCAGGAACAATAAGAGCATTTGGAATGGAAGCTAAGCAAAGTGCACATGTTGCAGACGTATTATCACTTACTGCATCTAGGACCAACTCCGACATATCAGGAATTGGAGAATCCATGAAATATGTAGCACCTGTTAGTAAATCTTTAGGAATTAGCTTTGAAGAAACAAGTGCTGCAATAGGTATGCTCGCAGATGCAAATATAAAAGGAAGCCAAGCAGGTACTGTTTTAAGAGCTTCATTTGCTAGATTAGCAAACCCATCTGAAAAAGCAGCAGAAGCTATTGAGAAATTAGGATTTAAAGCATTTGATAGTAATGGTAAGATGTTACCTTTAAGTCAAGTCATAGGGAATCTGAAAACATCTATGAGTGGTTTAACTAAACAGCAGAAAGCTCAAGCTGTAAGTACAATATTCGGGACAGAGGCCATGTCAGGTATGATGGCGTTAATTGAACAAGGTCCTGAAAAATTACAATCTTTGACTAAGGAATTAGAAGGTTCAGATGGTGCAGCAAGAAAGATGGCAGAAACTCGTTTAGATAGTTTACAAGGCCAATTTACAATTCTAAAAAGTGCAGTTGAGGGCATGAACATAGAACTAGGAGAAAAGTTAGCACCTTATGCAAAAGAATTTGTAAGTTGGTTTACAGCTAAAATACCAGATATAACACAAGGAATAGTTAAAGTTGTAGATACTATATCAAATTTAGCTAAAAAGTTTAATAGTCTTAGTACTGGGATCAAGAAGATGTTTGCAGCAGTAGCAATAGGAGCTATAGCATTTAATCCTTTAGCTAAATATGTACAAGGAACTACAAAAGCATTAACTTTTTTAATTGGATTAAGTCCTAAGTTATCTACTTTCTTTGGTATTACTAAAAAAGCTACAGTTGCAGCAGAGGCCACAAAAACATTAGCTACAGGAGCAGGATTAGCAACTAAGGGAGTTGGAGGTCTGGGATTAGCAGCTAAAGGTGGTGCATTACTCTTAAATCCTTGGACATGGGCAATAAGTGGAGCAACATATGCAGGAATTAAATTATATAGACATTTTAAAAAGGATTCAATTCCTGCAGTTAAAGAGTTCGGAGAAGAAGTATCCAAATCCACTGCTGAAGCAATGAATTCATATATGAAATTAGATAAACATGTGGGACAAAGTCTTATGGATATTAAAATAAATAATAAAAAAATAACTAAAGAAATCTCTCAAAGTGTTATAAGTGATTTTAATCAAATGTCAGACCAACTAAAAGGTGCTATTGATAAGAGATATAATGAAAGCTATCAAACTATGCAAACTTTTATGAGTAAAAAAAGTGGGCTTAAAGCAGAGGAAAATCAACAAATATTACAAAAAATAAGGGAAAAACAAGAAGCAGAAAAAAATATAGTTCAACAAGGCCAGCAAAGAATAGACGAAATAGTGAATCAGGCATTTCAAAATCATAAAAAGCTTACAACACAAGACTTAAATGAAATTAACACAATTAGGAACAATATGACTCAAACAGCAGTGCAAAATATATCAAAGTCAGCGGAAGAACAAAGGGTCATTTTGGAAAAGCTAAATTTTGATAGTGGAAATTTAACAGCACAACAAGCGGCAAAAGTTGTAGAAAATAGTGCCAAAGCTAGAGATGGTTCAATACAAGCTGCAGAAGAACAGTATAATAGAATTGTAGCGGAAATTATACATCAAAGAGATGATTTAGGAATAATAACTTCTGATCAAGCTAATCAAATGTTAGATGCAGCTAGTAGACAAAAAGAAGACGCTGTTACAAAAGCACAAGAAATGCATACAGAAGTAGTATCACATGCCCAACAACAGGCAGGAGAACATGTTACTGAAGTAGATTGGGAAACTGGGAGAGTACGGGATAATTTTGATGCAATGATTGCTAAAATACATGAATTTAATGCCTTAACCATAAAAGAAAAAGTAATAAAGATAACAACTTGGATAAATGATTTCTTTAAAGGCGACGATAAAAATGGTATGGATACTTATAATGGACCAGGTTCCATAGCAGGAGCTGGGAAAGCTCTTGCAACAGGAACCAATAATGCTACATCTGGATTTCATGAAGTTGCAGAAAGAGGTTTTGAAATATTAGTTGGTAGGCAAACAAGATTATTTAAAGGTGGAGAAAAAGTATTAAATAATAGGGAGTCTAAAAAATTTTTACAATCTGGATTAAATAAAGAAAATAATCAAATAACAGAAGAGAAGCCAAAACCACAATTTGCAGTGGCACAACCTCAGTTAGCCGGAGCTGGTGGATCAAATGTAAAAATAGATATAGATGTAGAGAATAATTTTGATAATGATACTGACATAGATGGAATAGTACAAGAAACGATGAAAGAATTTGGCTATAAATTAAAAGAAGCACTTAAGAATATAAAGAAGTGATATGCATACCCCTTCTAAATATGTTATAATATGACAGAAAAGGAGGGGTTGTTTTGAAGAGAAGATTAACTAAAATTTCAATTTTGTTGCTATTTATATTTATGTTTTTATTAATAGGTTGTGGAAATGAAACAGCTAAAAATAACAAAGAGACTACTAAGGAAATAAAAGTTGAGAATAAAAAAGAAGAAAATAATAAAAAAACAACAGAAATAACTAAAGGGGAATTATATGATAAAATAAATTCTATAGAAAAGGTTAAAACAATATCTACTATAGAGGATACAGAAGTAGGATTTATAAATTTAAATATAAGTATAAATGTTACTAAAGGAACAGCAATGGAAGAATTAGAGGCTTATACTAAAAAAGCTGCAAATATACAAACTAATTTAGAAAATTATTTCATTGAGAAAAAATTTGTAAGAATTGCTTATGTTATGTATGTAGATAATGAAATGAAAAGCGTTGTTGTAACATATAAAAAAGAAGATGGAAAGTATATATTAGAAAATACTAGTATTGTAGATGAAAAGTATAAAAAGGCTGCAGATGCATTAAAATAAAAAATAATATAGTTAAAGAGATGCTTAAGTTTTTAAGTGTCTTTTTTTGAGGTGATAAATTGGATGTATACTTAAGAAATGAAAAAGAAAAAACAACATTCCAATTTCCTATTAATCCATTAGATAATATAATGGTAAACCATAGCAAGAAATATGATACTGCAGATATAGTAGACTATGGAGAAGTGGATCTAAGTGACAAAGGGAAAAAAATAAAAGAGTTAAGTTTTTTAACACTATTACCTAAAGAATATGATACTTATTGTAGATATAGAAACATTCCCAAGCCTGAAGAAGCTGTAGCAAAACTAGGGAAGTGGATGGAGCAGGAAGAGCCCTTAAGGCTTATAATTACAGATTTTAATTTTAATAATTTAGTAAATATTAGCTCTATAAGTGAAGAAGAAAGAGGCGGAGAAATAGGAGATAAATATATAAATATTAATTTTAGGACACATAGGGATCTAAAAATACAAACATTAGCTCAACCTAAGACAACATCCACGGTAAAAACAGTACCTTTAAAGAACAATAGAACAACTACAAAATCTAATTCTAGAATATATGTAGTTAAACAAGGAGATTCTCTTTGGAAGATAGCTAAGTGGTGGTATGGGGATGGCTCTAAATGGAATGTTATATATCAGAAAAATAGAAATATTATAGGAACCAATCCTAATGTAATAAGACCAGGACAAAAGTTGGTGATGTAATGTGGCTACTATAATACTTAGAAATAAATATAAGTTAGATAACCTAATCGAAGGAATACAACTAAGTGAAGCTATAGATGGTATAGCATATACCGCTAATATTAATTTAGTAGAGACAGAGGAACTTAAGAAACTAGGAATAGCAAAAGGACATTCTATAGAAATATATGATATTGATTTTGAAACTAAGAAAAATAAGCAAGTATTTAAAGGCGTTATATGGGATATAGATAAATCTAGAAAATCCAAAAGAATAACAATGACTTGCAAAGAAAGAACAATATATATAGAAGAGTCTGAAGATGAGTATTTATTTGGAGAAGGTACTGCAACGCAAAGAATTCAAAGATATTGCAGAGATTGGGGAATTCCTACAGCAAGTTTAGTTAATACCAGGATTAAATTGGCTAAAGCAGTATATAGAAGTGATACAATCTTAGGAATGATGCTGAAGGATTTAAAGGAAACCGCACAAAAAGGTGGTAATCTGTATAAACTTAGAATGCTAGATAAGTTAAATATAATACAGTTAGGTAGTAATAAAACAGTATGGCGATTAGAAACTATAGCAGAGGATATAAATGAGAAGAGCTCTTTAGAAGGAATGATTACACAAGTTAAAATATTAGGTAAACAGGAGGAAAATAAAAAAACTCCTGTTACTGGTGTATATAAAAAAGATACGAATAGATTTGGAACCATCCAAAAATTAATACAAGATGAAAAAATAAAAAGTGGTTCAGAGGCTAAGAAAAGAGCAAATACCTTATTCAATACAGGAGAAGAAACAACACATATAGCTGGTATAGATATAAATAGTATTAGATCAGGAGACAAAGTAAGTCTTAATGGATATTTATTATATGCTATAGATGTTACTCACAATCTAGGAAGTACTGGAAGAATGGATTTAACTTTAGGTGGACTAGATTATATAAGGAGGAAATTTTATAGTGGAGACAATATTTAATGAAATAGCAAGAGAGATAAAAGGTAATACAAATAGAGCAGTTAATGAAGCAATTTCTTATATAGGATTAGATTTAGCAACTATAACTTCTAGTGGGCTTAAATTAGATAATTTTAAATATGAAATACAAGATTACATGATGTTGGATTATTTAAAAATGAAGAATGAATATAATACAGAAACAGCAGGAGAACATTCCCATAGCCATAGCTTTAAAATCCCTAAGGAATTAAGACCATTATGTCAAGGGGATAGGGTGCTAGTTGCTTTACTAGGAAATGAATTTGTTGTAGTTGGGAGGGTTGTAAATGCCTAATTTATTCCCAGAGGATGTCAACTTAGAAGAAAATAATATAGAAGAATTAGAAGAACCTATTATAGATTTTAAAGGTTCTTATTTATTTGACTTTAAAACAGGAGAGTTTGTTACTAATCCAGATGGAACTATAGCTAAGGCTAATGATTTAGAAGCTTATGTACAATGGTGTTATAAAGCTATGGCCACACCAAGATACAAATTAGCTTATTCAGATTTATATGGTCAGGAGTTTAAAAATATTATTGGCCAAGATATTTCTAAAGATGCAATGGAACTAGAGATAAAGAGAATGACAGAAGAAACTCTTATGGTACATCCAAGGACTAAAGACGTTGATAATTTTATTTTTAAATGGTCTGAAAACAAAGAAGAAGTTTACTATGAGTTTGAAATTATAACTATAGATGAAGAAAAGTTTATGCTGCATAGTGAATTGAAAGTGTGGTGATATGATTGGAAAGGGATTTACTTATTCCAGAGTTTTTACAGGAAGATGCTGATACCATACATGAAAGAATGTTAGAAAAAGCACCGCCTAATGTGTCTACCATTGAAGGAGATTTCTATTGGGATAATACAAGACCTACCGCAGAGGAAAAAGCAAGTTTAATGCAAGTTCAATTACAGAATATGTTAAGGTTAGCATTCCCACAAACTAGTTACGGTGTGTGGCTTGAATACTTAGGAGAATGTAAAGGGGTATTTAAAAACCTTCCTACTAAATCTATAGGAGTTATAAAAGTTATAGGAAGAAAAGGTACTAATATATACAAAGATAAATTAATAGGAACTGTAGCAACAGATGATTCTGAATCTGTTGTTTTTAAGTTTACAGAGAATAAAGTTATTGATGAACCAGGAGTGGCTTATGTTAAAGCTGAATGTATTAAGGCAGGTACTATAGGAAATGTACTGAAAAACACAATAACTGTACTTATAGATCGTATTAATGGCATAGAGAGTATTACAAATGAAGAGGAGTTTACAGGTGGAACTGACTTAGAAGATGAAGAACATTATAGGGAACGAGTTTTAGAAGAATATAAAAATGAAGCTACAAGTGGTAATAATGAACATTATAAAAAATGGGCTAAGGAAGTAGATGGCGTTGGTTATGCATATGTAATAGAAGAATGGAATGGCCCTGGGACAGTTAAAGTATTAATCTTAGATAAAAATAATAAAACTGCTACTAAAGAACTTATAGATAAAGTGCAAAATTATATATATAAAATAGTACCAAAAGAAGAAAATAGAGGTGGAAAAGCTCCTATAGGTGCTATTGTAACGATAGATACTCCAGTGACTTTAATTATTGACATAAAAGCTAATTTTAAGTTTAAAGAAGGTTTTAATTCTGAAATAGTACTAAACAGTTTAAAAGAAAATTTGAGTAAGTATTTATCTGGAATATCTATAGGAGGGACTATACTTTATAATGCAATTCATACTATAGTTGGATCCATGATTCTTACAGGAGAAGGAATAGAAGATTTTAAAAACTTAACTGTAAATGGGATTACTGAGAATATTAAACTTATAGATCAAGTAGCTGTAATAGGTGAGGTGACTAACATACAATGATAAAGTCCAAAAAAGGAAAAGAAATGATAACATATGTTTCACCTGTTTATGAACAAAGTAAAGTGATACAATCTATTTTTGAGGCTATAGGCTATGAATGGGATACTGCTGAGTTACTTGCAAATGATATATTAAAACAATTTTTTCCACAGACTGCGACATGGGGATTGATTTATTGGGAAGAAGCAGTAAATGTAGTAAATAATCCAACTGAAGAAATAGAGCGTAGAAGAAGAAAAGTAATAGCTAAATTACAGAGTAGATATGCAATTAATCCTAAAAGAATGGCTTTGATCCTTAAGAATTATACTGGAGCAGATATTTTGATAACAGAAGACATAGCTCCTTATACATTTGAAGTTAAATTAACTGGTAGAGAGGGATTCCCTAAAAGTTTAGAAGACTTGTATAAAGAAGTTAAAAAAATTAAACCTTCTCATTTGTCTGTTAAATATAAGCTAATTTCATTGACAGAAAGTAATTTATATATTGGAGCAACTTCTTTTAGTGGAGAAACTATAACTGTATATCCATGGACACCAAACAATATTGAAACCACTGGAAATATAGAAATAGCATTAGCACAGAATGCAGGATTAGAAACTATAACAACATATCCAAAGGAGGGATAAACTTGGCAGAAAAATTCTATACTTTACTTACAGAAATAGGCAAAGCTAAAATAGCTAATAGTGCTGGATTTGGAAGTAAAATTAACTTTGTAAAAATGAAAGTTGGAGATGGTGGAGGATCTTATTACAATCCAAGAGAAGATCAAGAAGATTTAATCAATACAGTATGGGAAGGTAATATAACTCATGTGGCTATAGATGAGAAAAATCCCAATTGGATAAACGTAGAGATGATGATTCCTGCAAATGTTGGCGGCTTTATGATTAGGGAATATGGGGTATTTGATGAAGATAATAATATGTTAGCTATAGCTAAATGTGCAGAAAGCTATAAACCACTTGCTGAAGATGGCAGTACAAAAGAGCTGATAATGAAAATGGTATTAACAGTTTCTAATACAGAAAATATAACTCTTAAGATAGATCCAACTATAATTTTTGCTAAAAAGTCTGAAATTGAAATACTTGAAAATAAAATAAAAAATATTAAAATCCCAGTGACCTCTGTAAACAGTAAAACTGGTGCAATAGAATTAAAAGCAGAAGATATTAAAACTAATTCTGGTGAATCTGTAGAGTTACAATTGGTTGATATTACGACAGATACTAAAAGGTTAACTAATGCTAAAGATATAACAGGTGCAATAAATGAACTTTTTACAAATGCCAATAATGGTAAAAAATTAATATCTGACGTTGTCGGAAACCCATTATTGGCTACTGATACCTTCCAACAACAGAATGATAAGATACAAAGTCTTAAGAATGCTCTTGTTAGTAATCTAAATGTCAAAGGACAAGTGAGCAGCAATGCTGAAAGCTTAAAGAGTTTAATAGATAAGGTATTAAATATCAATACAGGTAGGAAATCTGCAAGTGGTAAGCAAGATCAGAAGAATCTTATAAATGGTATAATTTTAGAGGTTAGTGACTTGGATTTCAAGCCTTCAATAATTTTTCTATATGTTAGCTGCCATACTAGCTACTATATTGCTTACTCAAACTCATCAGTGAGTTATAGATACTGTCACTCTGATCAAACTTATCCATATTACAGCACAAGCTTTCCACTTTCCATTAAACCTGATGGTTTTAGATACGAACACCTTAATACTAACTTTTGGGATATTAGTTGGCTAGCTATAGAATAGGAGGAGAGATATGCAAAGAGGAAGCTTAATAATCTATGACAATACAGGTAAAATATTTTTAAATACGGGTGATGCAGAAGGTGATGTACTTCCACACACATTACCAGATGGTTTACCCTATATAATTACAGAGTTTGGGGAGCTAAATAACAAAATTGTAAAAGGTATAGATGTAGGAACTAAGGAATTAATAACAGAAGATATTCCACACATAGAAACGCAAGAAGAAAGATTAAAAAGAGAAAAGCAAGAATTAGAAAACCAATTACTTTTGCAAGCAGACAATAATTTAGATGGAGGTATTTTATAATGGAAGTTAATATGGTAATAGTAAGAATATGTGCAGAGAGAATAGTAGATGAAGGTTTAAATCCAAAGACAGGTAAGGTATACATCCTAGATGATGTAACTAATAAAGATTATAGAAAAGCTATAGAGGATTATATATTAGAACATACAAAAGAAGTTTAAAACTGAGTAGAAATAAATTTACTTAAAGCAAAAAAATTATGAAGTTGATTAACTATATAAAAAGTCATGATAATTTATGCAATATTTTTAAGAAATATCAATTTAACTGTATTTTTGGATATAACAGTAGATTTGAATGAATAAATTCAAAATATGATTGAATTCAAAATTTTACATTTAATTCCTACAGTGTTAACATTTACAGTGTAATATTTATTGCACATTTTTGAAGGAAAGGAAATGATTTCATGAACAAAAAAATTAAGTTTTTAACTACTACTTTATGTGGAGTTATTTTATCTTCTGGTTTAGCTTTTACAAATGTAAAAGCTGCATCTACTATGCCAAATAATACGCAGAGTTTAACTACTTTAAGTAGGCGTATAAATAAGTCAGATTTTAAATGTAATACTTATCAAGATGGTTATAATCAAGTTCACACTGAAATAAATTCATATGATGGTGATACTCATTATTTTAAAACTCTAGTAATATTTTATGATGGAAATACAGAAGTGGATATGCTTAGCAGTGATAAAACTACAAGAGGAAGATATGGAGCTGGGTTTGGAACATATAATGATTGGACAAGAGCAGAAGTACATTATTACGTTGACAGTGAGCCGGTAGCAATTCAAAATGTGTATCAATAAGAATAGTACCAATTTTATAATTAAATAATAGGTTTAGGAATTTATAAAAGAAGTTTGTATAATTATTATATGAACTTCTTTTATGATTTAGGGAAAAATTGTGATAAGGAAATGCAAGATTTCAGATAGTCTTTTTATTATAATTTTATTTAAAATGCAAAAAAAGTTTCATATATATCACATATATGGAATGGAAATTACATTTTTACGTAGAATAACTATAATATAGACTATACAAGTAAAGCATTTTAGAAGGGTGAATATGTTATGAAATCAAAGAGAATAATAGCATGTTTAATGGCACTTTCAGTTATTGTTACAAGTACTTTAGCTTGTGGAATAAGAGTTCAAGCAGAAAGTATAAGAAGTAATGTGGAGCAAGAAAGTAATATTAAATCCATAATACCTGTTAATCAAAAATTTTCAGCTTATTATGAGCGCCCTTCTGGTTTGAAAAGGAAGGTAAATAATATGATATTATATGATTTATTAAAAAATTTAATTGATAATAATTACTATGAAAAGGAAGATATGAATAATAAACTAAATGTATTCTATAACTTTAACCAGATTGCTATAGAACAGTATAGCAATCTGGTTAAAGTTAACCCAACTGCTAAAGAAGATACTACAGAAAAAGTTGTTACACAATAGATAAATTATATACATTTATACTTATTAGTGTGTATTTATAATTTATAGTATGTATTGTATAATTTCCAATAGGGGGGATTGCATATGGCAACTATAAGAAAAAATATTACACTAGATCCTGAAATATATAAAAATTTTTGTAAGATAGCTGAAAGAAAAGGAATAAGGATGTCTACATGGATTAATGCAAAAATGAAAGAGTTTATAGAAGAAGAACAAGAAAGGGTTATAGAAGGATAAGATGTGTATAAAATTTACATTTTTGATTTCAGATTGACAAATTTTCATATATCATATATACTATATAAATGATGCAAATATTAAAAAGAAGGGTTTAAGAGGTTAGAACAGATATTAATTTTGAAGAATATGAAAATTTAATTGGAAAACTAAGTAATCCAAAAGTAAGAGAATGGTATATTTATCATGATAAAAACATTGTTAATAAAATAGATAAATCATTAGCAATAAAAGAGCAAGCTATAAAGGCTCATTTATTAAGAAACAAATATAGAATGCAAGCTAGAAAATTAATGAAAGATAGAGAGTTAGCAGCATATTTGAATATTAATAATTCTAATTTACCATTTGAGTATTATGAAAATAAATATTTAAAACAAGGATACACTGGTAATTTACTTTATAGAAAAATATTAGAAGCTTCAAATAGGACAAATAAAGAAGTAAATAAACAATTAGGAATAATATAATAAGAACTGGAAGGCACTTAATAAGGTGTCTTTTTTAGTTCGCAATAGTGAGTATTTATAGATATAAATACTTATAAATGGCTAAAAATAAAGGCTTATGAGTATAAATGGATATAATTAGTAATCGATAAACTATGCGTACCAAATATCAATAATAGCTGTAAACAAATATTTAAGCAATATTAAGGATTTTTAGGATTAAATTTTTTTGAAAAAGTGTTGACTCTAACGCCACGTCATAGTGCAATATATATGTAGAGCTTATCTATATTAACAAAAACTCACAGCCGGCGGAGTATTAGATAGTAGTGATAGCCCTAAAATTAAACTTTGAGGTGTAGCAATGAGAACAGTAAAACAAGTTTCGGATTTGACAGGAATAAGTGTGCGTACACTACATTACTATGATGAAATAGGATTATTAAAACCAAGTGAAATAACAGAAGCAGGTTACAGACTTTATGACGATGAAGCTCTTAAAACCTTGCAACAAATTTTATTTTTTAAGGAACTTGATATACCTTTAAAAGATGTTAAAGAGATAATGTCGAGCCCATACTTTGATAAAATGCAAGCACTAAAAAGTCAGAAAAAGTTGCTTTTGTTAAAACGCAAAAGATTGGATGGCTTAATAAAGCTTATAAATAAAACATTAAAAGGAGAAAGCACAATGAATTTTAAAGAATTTGATATGAGTGAATATTTTAATGTATTGGAAGAATTTAAAACAGAACACGAGGATAAGGTAATTAGAATTTATGGTAGTGTAGATAAATATAATGAATGTATTGAAAAGTGTAAATCTAAGGAAGATGAAATTGCTAAAATGGCTATGAAGAAATATGGAAGTATTGAAAAATATGCTAAAGCTTTAAAGAAAAATCTTAATAGTGATATATTAACTTTAGCAGAAAAATATGATGTATTTAAAAAAGATTTTTTAGAAGATAAGCATCCTAAATTAAGAGAACTATATAAAAAGCTTGTATCTGGCTTAAGTAAAGATCCTTCTTCAAAGGAAATTCAACAAATTGCTGAAGAAATAACAAATACAGCTAAAAAAGATTATGAAATTTTCAAAATGGATAATGGAGATGATCATTGGTACTATATGATACAAATGTATTTGGTATATCCTGGATGGATAGAAGTAGTTGATAAGAAGTATGGAAATGGTGCATCTAAATTTATTGGAGAAGCTCTAAAAAATTATTTGGGAGATAAGCATCCTAAAGTAGAAGAACTATATGAAAAACTTACATCTGATTTAAGTAAAGATCCTTTTTCAAAAGAGATTCAACAAATCATTGAAGAAATATCAGATGAAAGTAAAAGAAGTCAAAAATTATACAAAGTGGATGAGGGAGAGAACCATTGGGGGTATATGGCAGAACTCTATTTATCAGATTCTATATTGCAAGAAGTAACTGATAAGAAATATGGGAATGGTGCATCTAAATTTATTGGAGAAGCTTTAAAATTTTATTCTGAAAATAGTAAATCATGAATTAGAAAGTATCAAAAGGGTATGTTAAGCAGACAATAATAGACTAAATACACAATATGACATATTATTAAAAAGCACTTATAAAAAGTGCTTTTTTAGTTCCCATTATTCTTATATAGCAATACAATTAAATAAATCATAAAGACAAAGTAGGGACCATTAGGTCTTTTTATTTTGTCCATTTTTAATTACTGGAGGTGTAATGTGGATTCTAATATTCAACAGGAAATACTAGAAAGAATAGTAAGGATAGAAACTAAAATAGATGGATATAACAGTACAAGGGAAAAAGCAGATGTAGCCTATAATAAGGCCTGCCAAAACGAAAAAGACATAACGGAAATGAAAGACAATCAAAAGTGGCTCTGGCGAACAATCGCTGGAGCTATTATTTTAGGTGTTTTAGGTGCAGTAATAAAATTTAGATAGAAGGGTAGGGAGTTATATGAAAGAAAGTAATAATATTATAAAATTTTTAGAACAATTCTTACAGATAAAAAAGATTATAGCATTATTAACTACTATAGTATTTTGCATTTTAAGTGCAAAAGGGAATTTATCCAGTACAGAATTTTTGAGTGTATTTACATTAATAATAGGGTTTTACTTTGGACAAAGTTCAGCTAGACAGGCAGTGAAAGAAAGTAAAGAGCAGGAATAAACCTGTTCTTTTTTAATTAAATTTTTAGGAGGAATGTTTTATGTTATTTAATTTAAATCCAGGACATACATTAAGCGGCGGAGATATAGGAACAAGAGGAATAAATGGATTAAAAGAAGAGGTATTAACAAGGCAATTAGTAGGAGAAATAGATAAAGAATTAAGAGGTAGAGGACATAGAACCAATATATGTAGGGTTGATTATGCATCAACATTGCAAGAAAGTTTAAATAAACAAGTATCATTATGTAATTCAGTAAATGCAGATTTAAATATTTGTATACATTTTAATACTACAGTAGGTGGTTATGGATCAGAAGTGTATACTTATAGTGGCAAATATTTAGTAGAAGCAGATAGAGTATTAAAGCAATTAAATAATTTAGGATTTAGAAATAGAGGAATTAAGGACCAACCCTTGGCACTAACTAAAAGAACTAAAGCCAAAACAATCTATATAGAAGTATGTTTTATAGATAGTTCTGGGGATGTAGCTATACTTAATAAATATGGAATGAATGGAATTGCTAAGGCAATAGTAAATGGTGTTTTAGGCACATCTTCAAATGTAACACCAAGCAAACCAACAGATAACAACAATAATAGTTGGATTAATTTAGATGGAAGAACAGGTACAATAAATACACCAAGCGGTGTAAATGTTAGAGAAAAGAAATCAACTTCTAGCAGAATATTAGGTGTTTTACCTAATGGGGCCAAGGTTAATTTATATCGTAAAGAAGGAGATTGGATACATATATATTATCCTCCACATGGAGGTTATGCTTATGCTAAATATATAAGATATTAATTTTTTGAAGGTACTTCTGTAATGGGAGTACCTCTTTTTTATTTGTTTAATATTATGAATATTGGTTAAAACTTACAAATAAGATTAATTAAGGTGAGTAAAATTAATTTAGTTATTAATTAAGAAGATTGTAGAATATTGAAATTTAAGTTTGGTTATGGTATTATATAGAAAAACATATAACTTGTACCAAAAACTTCAATCTTCTATATTGAGAGGTGTGAAGTATGGGAAAAGTAATAAATCTTTTTAATAGATGGGGGGATGATGGAATGAATTCAAACAATAAAATTTATAATGTCATAGATGTAGCTAAATATGTAATAAATAAAAGTATTGAAATGGGAACCCCTGTAAGTAATCTTAAATTGCAAAAAATATTATATTTTATACAAGGTGAGTTCCTTTCAAATTTAGAAAAACCAGCTTTTCTGGAAGAAATTGAAGCATGGAAACATGGACCTGTTGTTCCAGAAGTGTATTATGAATTTAATAAATATATAGCTAATGATATTACTTCCAGATTTGATGATGTTGATGAAACATTCTTTGAAATACAAGATCGAAATATAATTAATAAAGTCATAAAAGATAATTGTACTAAGAGTGCATGGAATCTAGTTCAAATTACACATAAACAATCTCCATGGCTAGACAATTATAAATGTGGAAAAAATTTAACCATACCAAGAGAAGATATAGAAAAATGTTTTTTATCAAAAAATAAAAAATAATGAAAGAGAAAAGTGAATATGAATAATGTGGAATGTGGGAAACCAAATTATAGTGAAAACTCTGTAATTGAAGAAGAAAAAGATAACGAAATTAAAGATGTTATTACACTTATAATAGATGAAGGGGTAGAAGATATTAGTGTTATTGTACAAAAATTTAACAATATATATCAATGCAATTATAGACATAAATATTCTCAGATATTGAAACTTTTAATGGAAATAGAGGATGAATCATTAGATTACTTAGTGTTAAATATGAACATTTTGAAAGAACATATTTCTACATCTGAATATGTTTTTAAGAAATCTTTTCTAAAATTATATGATCACATAATGCTAGAGGTAACTAGAATAAGATTATATCATGATTATGAAAAAAGAGAAAAGTCAATTGAAAGTAAAGTAAATACAGCTAAAAGTGAACTAGAATATTATAGAGATTTATACAATAATTTAAATACAGATATTAATAATCTATATACAACTGTTAATAATGTTAATGAGTAACTTCAGAATTCTAATGCACAGTTTATATCTATATTAGGTATATTTTCAGGTATAGTTATAGCCTTTTTTGGTAGTATAAAAGTTACAGAAAATATTTTTTCAAACTTAGGTAAAGACATAAGTAAATATAGAATTATTTTTATGGCAGCATTAGTGGGATTTATTCTCTTTAATACAATTTTCATTTTATTATATTTTATTGCTAAAATTTCGAATAAAAATATTGCTACTAATAGTTTGGACAAGTATTATAATAGATGTTATGAATGGGATGGAGAAGAAGGACAATGGAAGGAAAATAGGAAAGCTATAAAAAAATATAGAAGGATTTTAAAGTATCCGATTAAAAGATTAAAGATTAGATATCCTATTGTGTTTTGGACAAATTCATTTATTGTATTAGTAATGATAATGTCAGTTGTAGTGTGGATTATGCAGAATCAAACTATATTTAAAATTTCACTCAGATTATGATATTTATGTTGAAGAATAAAATAAGATGTATTTAAAATAGTAGTTATAAGTTACAGTATAACTACTATTTTTTATTATTCAAAGGAATTTTTTAACATTTATAGAATATTAAATATAACGGCTTCCCAATAGTCTAAACATAGACCTCCGTATTTAAATAAAAGGAACCCCAATAAAAAGGGGTTCTTTTGTTGTGTAATTTTCTATATTGGTGCCATGTTTTGGTCTATTTTTATTATATCCAGGTATAATAATCTTAATCATGTATAGAGGAATTATGTATAATATATAGAATAATACAAATTAAGTTCGCAACTATGCTTAACTCTATAAAAACTAGATTATATTAAAACCCTGGATATTATTCCAGGGTCTTTTTTATAAATGAATATGTGGAAAAAGCACTTGTAGCTAATCAAATACAGTATAGTATATTCAAATAATAGTTATTTGTTATATTGATATATAATAATTTGAATTATTTAAAGGGATATTATTAATTATATAGAAGGTTAATAGTATAGATATTATTTACCATCCTAAATAAAATATAAAGGAGAGTAGTTCCTTAATTGGAGCTGCTCTTTTTTGTTATGGAATTTTCTATATTGGTGATGTGTTTTGGTCTGTTTTTATTATTATCAATTAGTAAAATATTAGTGATATTAGGAATAGCTTTTCTTATTAAGTAAAATTTGTTATATTTAATTATAGGAAGGGGGAAGTATGGTGGATAAATTTGAACAAGAAGTAAAACAAATATTTAGTAAGTTTGATCTTAAGCCATTCTTGTTTGTTGGAGCAGGATTATCTATAAGATACTATAAATTACCTGATTGGAAACGTTTATTAATGGATATAACTGAGAAATATATAGATGTAGGTAACAATTTTGCTTTTGCTAGTGTACAAGAAGAAGCTGAAAACGAGATTAGTGATAGAATAAATAAAATTCAAAATTTTGAAGAACATTCACATGGTTATTTTATGAAAGGTGATGAAAAGAAGTTTAATACATATCCTATTATAGCATCTAAGCTATGCAGAAAGTTTAACCAAAAATTTTATAGCTCAGGAGGACAATTCCCTTTTGAATTAAAACAATATGAGGTGTTATCTCTAAAACGACATGAGATTTCTCCATTTAAACTTTTAGTTGCCAAATATTTAGAAAGTATTAAATTTAAAACTAATGAATATTTTGATGAAATTGAAAATTTCAAGGAAATGGAACAACACTTGGCAGGGATTATTACTACTAATTATGATGATTTTTTAGAATCACATTTACAATTTCCAGTATATATAGGACAAAACGATTTATTTAATGTTAGTACTACATATAAATTAGGAGAAATTTATAAAATTCATGGCTGTTTAAGTAAACCAAATTCAATTATATTAAATGAAGAGGATTATATAAATATATATGAAAGATATCAATATCTTTCTGCTAAACTATTAACATTTTTTATTGAACATCCAATCATATTTATTGGATATAGTATTTCTGATAAAAATATTAAAGATATATTAGTGGATATTAACAAATGTTTAAATAACCAAACTAAAGAGAAAATAGCAAATAGATTAATCTTTATTGAAAGAACAGATGATGTAAATAAGCAGACGATAGTACCATTTCAAGAACAAGCAAGTGGATTAATGTTTCATAAGATTGTATTAAAAGATTTTAATATATTATATAAAGCTATATTAGAAGTTAATGATAGTATTCCTACAAGAATAGTAAGACTTGTACAGGATAAAATAGCAACTCTCGTTAAGACAACAGACAGTACTAAAAAAGTATATTATGGTAGCGAATTAGAAAATCCTAATATTTCAGATGATAAATTAGTAGTATTTATAGGAACTAAAGACAAACTTTCTACGTTTGGATATGCAGGAATGAGAATACAAGATATACATAAAGATGTTGTATTTAATAATATTGGATTTAAAGGAGAAGAATTATTTGAACTTTCACTACCAATAATGCCATACATTGAACGTTCAAAAATACCTTTATGGAAGTATATGAAAGATTGTGGCTATAAAAAAGAGTATGATAGGCACATAATAAAAAAACCTAGTGAAGTAATAACAAGAAGTTTAATATCAAAAAAATATGTTGATTTAGTAAAAGAATGTTTAAGTATTGATGATATAATAAAATTACAATTACAAAAGAATGTTGAAATTGCTGCTGTTTTATATAAAGTAGAAAGTTTTGATATTGATGAAATAGAAATATATTTAAAAAATAATTTTAAATCTCAAATTGATAATAAGAGAAATAGGACTAATTTTAGAAAATTAATTACTGCTTATGATTGTTTAAAATATAATATAGAAGCTACCAAGTAGAAATGTGCCTTCATAGAAGGGGCATTTCTAAAATAAAAGGTATCCCTCTAAGGGAGCCTTTTATTAACTTAGCAGCTCATAATATTATATGTAATCATATTAACATTATACATTTATATTTAATATATTTCAATACTAATATAAATGTATAATGTTAATCAAAAGGCAATTTCCTAATTGGAATTACCTCCCTTTTTATTTTTGGTAATATTATTTTATTTACTATAAAACTAAGTACTTATTTTTAGTTGGGTGCTCTTTAAAACTTAGTTATATGTTTAAATGTAGCATAAACAGCATTATATATAGCTTTAATCATAATTAGTTATCCTATCTATTTATGTAAGATTAAAATATCGCTATTAAATATATACCTAATTATTTAAATAGTTACATATGGACAAGTTAAAAAAGGAAATTTAAACCCTTTGAAGAATAATTACATATACTGGAATGGGGTGGTATATGTGGTTAGAAATCTCTTAAAGGAAATTAGGATGAGAGAATACTTAATGGATCCAGGAGAATTTTCTAAATTAATAGGAACTGATATTAAAAATTATAATAATTGGGAAAGTAATAGGAGTAGACCTAGATTAGAAATAGCTTTAGAGGTTGCTAGAAAATTAAACAAGAAAGTAGAAGATATATGGTACTTAGACTAGTGCCATATTTTTTATTTTGAATAATACAAATAATTTTATTAAATTCCAAATAAATTGGAAACTTTTACACCAAGGGTGCATAGGATATATTAAAAGACAACAAAGAATACAGTTTAAACATTGTATACAGTTATATTTCCTAATTGTACTAGAAGATTTAAATGTATAAATACAATGTATCCAGGAGGTGACAATGATGGCAGATAGGTTAAGAGTAGTATTAGAATTTAGAAAAACTGACATAAAAGAATTACAGCTATATGGCAAATTATTAAAATTTAGTAATCCAGCTGCAGTAGTTAAAGATATTTTAAAAGGCACATTACCAATAAAAATTTTATATAAGGAAGAATAAAAAAATAATAACAAGAAGTGAAGTTATATGGCTATAAAAGCTTAGTTATAAGTTTTAAAAAGACATGAAAATAAAGCCTAGCAGAAGGCTAGACTTATCCCATGTCGCTAAAAGTGTGCTACGCTTACTTGTGTTACGCTACACTACACTCCTAGCTTATGCAAACAGATTAGGAAAGTTGTGTATTTAAGGTGCATTTATACAAATATTAATATTTAATTTACATTTAAAATTTTTCAATTATATGTGTTGCAATTATCATACCTGCACCAAGCCAAAATAGTGGAGACATGTTAAAACCTTCTTTCAGATTTACTTGTTTATTTATAGTATCTACCAATAATTAATTTTTATTCAGGAGGATTTATGAAAATTTGTGTTATTTATTCTAACACTAAAGTAGGAGATTTTAAGAATAAACAAAGAATTAAATATAATTCTAACATGGAGCTAGTAGCCAAACATATTAACTCAGATAATAAATTAAAAAGGCAAGCAGTATTTGTTTTAGGAAGTCTTTTTTATGTTCAAGATGTAGTTTCTGCTACAAGTAACTTAGGTAAAATAGATAAGGCTGGAAACACAATATTAGGTATAGTTAGAAAAATAGGTTATTGGATATGTATTGTAGGATGCATAATAGATATAATCAAAAGTTTAATGCAAGGTGATACAAAAAGCATAGCTAAGATAATGATGAAATATGCTTTAGCTTTTGCAGCACTTTATATTTTCCCATGGATGTTAGATTTAATTAAGGGAATTTTTTAAGGAGGAATATATATGGAATGGATACAAAGATTTATAGAGAGAGGTCAATATTATGCACCACAAAATACTTTTGTTTTCAGAAATAAGTTATTAGATGTTTTATCCACTAATGCTTACTGGATATGCATGTTTGTAGGTATAGGCGGAATATTAGCATATCTATGTGGTTATAAAAAAGGTGGAAAATTAACTAAGTTCTCTGTAGTAATTTATTGGGTGGTTGCTGCTCTATGTTCAGTAAAATAAAATCTATGTCATTAAAAGATTATTTTAAAATACAAAAGCCTATATATAGAATACTTAAACTCACACCAGATACAAGTATAAGAAACTATAACAGTTCTAACATAGCTAAGGCTATTCAATATATGTATAAAACCATATCACAAAGGATCCACAGAGAAGAAAAGAAAATCTTTATAGAAGCTCCAGTAAAATGTTCTTATATGATAGATATACAAAAGAATAATGTAGACTTTTATTTTGTAATTCCAGAAAGGTACTTAGGGCTTATAAAAGAGAAGATTACAGAAACATGGCCAAAGTTGACTATAGAAGAAGTTACACAAGTAAAACAATTTTCACAGCAAGCTATTAAATATAAACTAAATTATTCTAGGGAAGATGCACTTTCTTTAAATATAAATAAAAAATCTAATGAGCCTTTAAATTCTATACTTAATGTGCTAGATATAATGCAAAAAGGAGATAGAGTAGGGATATTTTATAATTTTATGCCCATAACTCAGAGGGGGTGGAGAAAGGAATATCAGGATACAATAGATAAGATTAAAGAAAATAAGCCTATTGATAGAGAAAAGTTTAATGCTAAATATATTATAAAAGAAGGGATAATTTTATTAATTAATTTAGCCCAAGATCTATTTGATACTATAGGAGAGTTTGTTGGGGCAGAGAAGAAGAAAGAAGGCCCTACATTAGCAGAAATAGCTGTATCTAGTTTAATGATAGAGGATAAGAAAAAATTAAGCAGAAATACAGTAAACAAAAAAGATGCTATAGTGCTTAATACACAGATGATTGTGTTATCAGATAGCAATAACATTAAAAGACAAGAAAATAATGCTGTAGCAGTTGCAGAATCTTATAATACTGTATCAGAAGATAATGAATTAACATATAAAAAAATGCCTAAAAAGAATACTTTCTATGTTACAGATTTTAAAATAGCAGGAGTAGAGGAAAATAAATTAAGCACAGAAGAGTGCCAAAACCTTTTACAACTTCCAGGAAGGGATTTACTTCAACAGCATAGTGTTATAGAAAAGATAAATACATTAGAAACAGAAGTTCCGGAAGAATTAAGAAAGGGTACTAAGTTGATAGGTATAAATGAATATAAAGGAAGTAAACAAAATGCTTATTTGACTACAGATAAAGATTATAAAAACTTAGCAGTGACCGTAGTGGGACCAACTAGAAGTGGAAAGACCTCATTTATGGGTAATATAGCAAGAAATAGTATAGATGCAGGAGAATGTGTTATAGTTTTAGATTATATAGAAAATTGTTCTTTAAGTGATGATATAAAGGCATGTATTCCTTCCAATAAGGTATTAGAAATTAATCTATATGACCATACTAAACTTCAAGGATTAGGATATAACGAGGCGATCTCTGCAAGCGATAATACGTTTATACAGTATGAAAGTGCAAAGAAACAAACAAGTCAATTAATTACATTAATAAACTCTATTAATGTTTCTAATAGTGATTTTACTCCTAAGATGGAAAGATATTTAACTGCAGCTAGCTTAGTTTCATTTATAAATAATGGAGCTATTAAAGATGTATTTAAAATATTGCAAAATCATAAATTTAGAAAGGAATGTATAGATACCATCCCAGAGAATCAAAGTGAAAACTTAGAAGAATATGCGGAATATTTAAGAGAACTAGATGAGTGGTCTAAAGGGACTAAGGATAATCCATCACAAATAATAGGAACTCATTCCAGTTATATCACTGGTATTATAGATAGAGTACAAAAATTAAAATCTAATACTTACATGGAGCTTATGTTAAAGAAAGATTGTAGCGAGAATATTAATTTATTAGAAGAAATGGAGAAAAATCAGGCTATATTTATAAAAATGCCTGAGAATATGTTTGGCACACCAGAAGAAAGAGATATAATGACTACTTACTGGTTAACTAAAATATGGATGTGTGCTCAAGCTAGAGCTTGGAAAATCAAAGATAGGTATGCAAGAAAAACTGTTACTGTATTTACAGATGAAATTGCACAATTGAATAGTTCTGAACAATTTATAGGAAATAAACTAGACCAAACAGCTAAATTTGGAGTTAAGTTTATATTATCTACTATGTATATAAATCAATTAAGAATTAGAGAAAAGCTAAGAACTGCAAATACTTCATATATACTTATATCAGGATCAGATAAGGTAAATTATATGGAATTAAAAGATGAATTAAATCAATTTGGATATGAGTTAGAAGATCTTATGAATTTAAAAAGATTCCATTCACTTAACTATATAAAATATCAAAATGGATATTGGGCAGGTATTACTAAACTGCCACCACCAATAAAATAAATATTATGAATAAATGTTTAACATTATGCTAACAATTAAAGATAATATTTAGTGTAAGGGGATAGACAAGTGAGTAAAAATAAGAAAATATTTATAGTAAGTATTCTTTCTATCTTAATTTTAAGTTGTGTTTTTACTAATCCTAGCAAAAATGAGTATGTTAACTGGTCCAAAGAACAAATGCAATCTCAAAGTTCGAATATATTAGAGAAAGGATTAGTAGGGTTTTTAGGAGATAAAATTATATCAAATACTACTACAACAAAAAATTATATTATTTTTAGCATATATAAAACAGAAATGGAAAATGAAAAATTAACTACATTAGGAATACTTAAAAATTTTATACCTATAAATAAAGAAAAAGTTGAAAATAAAGTCATTAATAAAGGAGCCAATTAA